AAATAGACCCAGCGCTCCTGATCCGCGAACCAGGCGCAGGCCGCGACGTGCCGGTAGCCCGGAGAAAGCCACCGCGCCCACCACGGCGACCCCTCGGCCTCGCCGAAAAACACCAGCCATTGCCGGTCGATCACCACGTTCGGATCGCGGCGCGGGACCAGCCGAACGAAGCTCACCGCCCCGCCCCCATCCGCTGAAATGGATTGTAGGGCCGGATCGTCTGCGTCGCCGGCTTGGTCTCGCGGCTTCCGGTCAGCAGCAGCTTGCCCTCGCCGCCGCCGAGCAAGAGATAGCCGAAGGCGTCCGCCGGGTCCGAATATTCGTCCTTCTCCGGCTCCTCGCAATAGCGCTCGCCCGCGACCTTGAGCCGCCGATAGTGCCAGCCGCCGTCCAGCGCCGCCACCAGGGTCGAACACGACGGCGACACCTGAAGCGCCGGCCGCCCCTCGCTCATCCGCGTCAGCACCGCCTCGATCGACTGCAGCCGCACCGAGAACAGGATCGAGGGCGCGGCGCGAATCGGCAGCTTGTTCGAGCGGAAAATCTGGAACGGCACCTGGTCGTCGTTCTGGCCCTTGAAGTCGCCCGACGGGTCGCCCCAGATCCCGAACGCAAACCCGTCGAAATGCTGGGCGATCTCCTTGCGCAACAGCGGCGCAAACGTCTTGGCGCCCATATCGCGCCCGATCAGCTCGTGCACCACGTACCAGGTGCCGCGCAGATATTGCGCAAAGATCGCGCACGGCCGCCGCCCGAAGTCGCAGCCGATGATGATTGGCACGCCGGGGATAGGGACAATTGGCGAACGCGCCACATGCACCGCCCGGTTGAAGTCCGGCAGCACCGGCTTGCCATCCCGCCGCGGCGAAACCCGGTTGAGCACGTTGGCGTCGATCCACGACTTGGTCTTGCCCGCGATTGCGTTGAGGTAATAGTGCGGCTCAAGGAATTTCAAATTCTCGGCCAGCGGGTTTTCCTGGTAGGACGTCACCTCGCCCTCGCCGTCCTTGACCTCCAGCAGCCCGGCCGGCTGCACGTAGAACGACCAGCTATCCGGCTTGATGTGCGATTTGCGCTGCTCCTCCGAAAACCAGTCCGGCACCGCGACGTCCTTGCGCATGATCGGAATCCAGTGCGTCTCGTCCGGCGCGTTCATATCCGCGATAACCTGCGGCCGCACCGGCCCGCCATCGATCATTCGCGGATATCGCCCGACACGTGTCACGGATTCGTCGAACAGGGCGCGCGCGGTGTACTGCACCTCGTTCCACCACACGAACGTCGTCTCCAGCGAGCGGAAGTAATCCGCCGCGTGCTCGTCCTCCAGCGCCACGAAATGCACGTCGAGCTCGACATCCCCCACCCGGATCTCGTGCAGCATCGGCTTCGACCAGTAGAACCGCCCGAACTCCTTTTCCGGAAACCACGCCAGCCAGGTCTTGAGCGTTGTGTCCTCCAGCTTGCCGTAGGTGTCGCGGAACACATGCGCCCGGCACCGCCTCTTCCCGTCCGGCTGCTTGACCTGCTCCAGCGCCTTCATCCAGATCGACATCACGCAGGCCAGCGACTTTCCGCTGCCGATCGGCCCCTGCATGATCTTCACCCGCGACGTCTGATCCGCCATGAACCGGACCAGCTCGGCACCGTCGGGCTTGAAGACCTTCATCAATCCGCCCACTCGCTGGAGATCAGCCCGCACATCCGGCACATCGCGCCGGCCCGCGTCAGGAAGAAAAGCTGGTTGCCGGAACAGTGACAGGCCCACGCCGTCTCCGGCTCGACCGCGTTCTTGAAAACGCCCTGCAGCCGCGCGCACGCCGGGCATTCCAGATGGACCGTCCCAACCGGCGCCACCGCTTCCCATTCATACGCGCAGGTCGTGCACAGCGCCTTGCCCGTCAAATGCGGTCCATCTTCCTCAGCAGGCTCCCGCTTCTCGAATTTGACGATGTCCGCGCTCACGCCGCCCCCCGCGTCAGCCGTTGCATCGACCGCAACGCCTCCTGCGTCGTAATCCGCAGCACCCCATCGTCCGTCACAATCACTACCCGCTCGTCACGGACCTCAACCACAACCCCGCCCTGCCCGCGCCATCGCACCTCATCCCCATGCTGGTACGGCAATAGGCTCATTGGCGCGGCGGGAACCATGTCGTCCCCTGCAACAGCGGCCAGAACAGCCGGGCCAGAACCAAGATCGCAACCAGAATGAAGATCGCCATCAGGATGTTCACCACCTTCCCCGGCAGCGCGAGCCCGATAACGCCAAGCACCCAGATGCACAGATAAAACGCCAGCGCGATCAGCAGCAGGTAGATCAGCGCCCGGATGATCGCTTCGAAAAAGCCCATGGCTATTTCCTTTCTGGAATCGGCTCGAGATGAATATCCACTTGCCGCTCCGTGAAAACAGCGCGTAACTCCGCGCTCCCCTCCGGAACGTCCAAGCCCTCGACCGTCAAGATCACGCATCGATCCTCAAACCGCGCGCCGGTGATCTCGACGTTCAAATACTTCAGCAAGCGCAGCTTCAGGAAATCCGCAGCAACCCGCAGATCGGCCATCAGAAATCTCCAGCGATGGTTTCGGGAAAAAATCCAAACCGAACAAACCGACTGCCGCACTGCACCAAATGGTTCTGGGAGATTTTCGTGAGGCAAAGGGACGGCGGCGGGTTCGATCGCCAGTTTTGGAGGCCGGTCGCCGGCACGCGCTCGCCCAGGAACAGAGGCCGGGGGGCCTTCGTCCGGTCTGGCTGCGAGACCGCGCAATCCCTAGACAGGGGAGCACCACGCGTTGATATCGTTATGTTATTCGTCATGGTGTGTCAGTCGTGCGTCAATCACGGTAGCGGACGGATTGGCACTGTTGCCCGAGAGATCGATCACGTACCCGACAGATACACCAACGTTCACAGACACTTGCCCCTGATCCGGTGGCCTGATTCCCTCGATCGCGAGCACATGCTTCGATGCGTCCAGGCTGACGTGCTCGGATGACGCGTCGAGCAGCTCAACGATGCGATGTGAGGCTCGAAACACGCCAAGTTGGACGGTTTCGCGACTCTTGCGCGCGATAAACGCCTGTATCTCCGGTTTTCTCAAAGCGGTCGAAAGCCAGTTTTCCGACATTCCGGCCTGCTTTGCGGCCTCGCGCTGGGTCATGCCCTTGGTTGCGAGGAGTGTGAGCGCTTTCGTCATTCGCTTTGAAATGCGCTTACGGGAGGGTGCTGGCGGCACGTTCGCGGCGGGCTCTGTACGTTCGACGGCAAGTCCGGACATTCTGATGGCGCTCGCTGCGGACGTAGTCCTTGCTTGCTGAAGAAAGGCACGCGCACGTGTGGACGACGCGAGAGGAATGGGCCTGTTGCGGATGGAGCGGCAACGCACGGGACGCATTCGCAATGCTTTCAATGGCTTATTGGAGCGATTGATGCAGATACATGGATTATGTGTCGTCCGTGCGTTGCTTTTGTCGAATTAAACACGATACGAAACGTGTCATGGGTTTGCGTGGACCGATATCGGACAAGCGACGCGGGTATGTGGTTGGGATGGCCCATCGCGGCGAACTGGCGTCTCTCGATGAAGGCGCGGCGATCGCGAGCACCACCAAGGCGACGGTGAGGCGCTGGCTGATCGGTGAGGGAATTGATTGGTTGTTGACCAGGCGGCAGTGGCTGGCGCGGCGCCACGAGCGATGTGAGAGGTGGGTGAATGACCAGCCGCCGCCCCTGCGGCCTACCAAGGCGCAGATGCGCAAGCAGATTGCCAATGCAATGAGGAGGTCAGCGCGTGCGGCCGAACTGGAAAAGCAAAGGCAGGCGGATTCAGGACGCCAAACGCCGGCTGAATGAAGTGAGGTGCTGGTTCCTGACCTGCCGTGAGTGTGGCCACGAGGGCGACGTGATGATCACGCTGAAGCGGCTCCGCGCCGCCAATCTGATCTGCTCGGGCTGCGGCGCGCCTATCAAGCGTCGAGGAAGACCAGCGTCATGTACCCGTCTGGATAGCGCGGATCAGGAATCACCGTCGGCCTGATCTGGCCCTCGAACAATGGTCGGCCTGCCTGGAAATTGTCCAGCGCGATCCGGTAATTCTGCTCGAAATGACAGTCGACCGTGCCCATAGCGATCTTGATCTCGCTCATGTTCAAATCCATTCGATAGCCCAGGTTTCACCCTGAGCGTTGACCCATAAGAAGCACCACCGCCATTCAGTCATGCTGGTAGTGGCTGCTGACGGAATTTGGCGCCAAAACGGTCCGACTCTCATGTCGCCCTCGCCTCGTTCGCGCGCTTGTGCGCCTCGCCTGATCGCTTGGCCCGGCATTTCCGCTTCCATGCCCGGATAGCCTTCCGGCTGATCGCCATCCGCTGCTCCGGCGTGAGCTTATCAGCCCTGGCCTTGCCGCCGCGAGCCCCCAACTCCTTGAAATGCTTGGAATGTCGCCAATGCCTGTTTTTCAAGGCGTTTGAAGATGCGCCTTTGTCCAAGCTTACCGTGGCAAGGTTCCCGATTTCAGGCATCAAAATCTTGATCTCGAATCCCCTCCCGAATAGCGCATCAGCGACGTCCTGGACGGTCTCCCATCGGCTCTGCCGGCCGTGCGGCGTGTCGGGATAGATCATGCGGCTATAGAAGCCATCCTGGGTGCCGGCGAGGTCGTCGACCTGCGCCATCGACAGCCCGCGGGCTAGCCGCTGCCGCTCGAATTCCACCATGATGATGCGATAGATTGGGCTGGACGGCCGCGTCCGGTTCTTGCCGTCGGTTGCGATCACGCTCATTCCGCGGCCTCCAGCAGATCACCGATCGCAGCCGCAGCACGCTTGCGGTCCCTGATGCCCTGCCTACGCATCGGCGCGTCGTATCGGTTGTGGCAGCGCTGGCACCATGCCTTCAGGTTCTCGTCGGCGCAGTTTTCCGGCGTGTGATCGAGGTGAGCGACGGTCAGCACGATCTTTGAGCCATCGCGGATGCTGTAGTTTTCGACGCCGCAATCCTCGCATTTGTTGCCGGCGCGATCGCGGATTCGGAGACTGATCTGCTTCCAGTCCTTCGGGTATCTGGCCTTATTTTCAGGGCGGATCGGCATTATTCCGCGGCCTCCTGCGTGGGCTGGGCGGGCGTGTTAATTTTTGCCTCCTCATTTGAGGGCGCGGAAATTATCACAGGTGGCTCGGTGCCGAGCTTCACCGCGTCATCGAATGTGAGCGCTCTGGCCGTATCCATGTCGCCAGACTTCATCGCCGTGCTCAGACCACGCAACGCCGCCTTGCCGGCCTCAAGCTGCTTGCTGCAATCGATGAACTTGCGGGCGTCGAGGATGCGCTGCATCGATCCGATCCTCGCGCCGATCGCATAGACCTCCTTCAGAGCGATCTTGCGCAGCGTGCCAGGATCCGGCGCCCATTTGTAATCATGCGACTTGCCGCGCTCATCCGTGCCTGCATCGTGTCGAAACCATGCTTTGACAGCCGATTCCACAGCCCAACACGGCACATCCTCAAGCACATCGAGATAGACCTCGCTCCGCGCCTCCTCGACGAGATCGGACTTGCGTTCGCCGGCGAGCACCGTGAGCAGCTTTGAGACCGCTGTGGCTACCCGCGTTTCGGCCGTGACGCTATTGGCGGGGGTATCCGCCAGGAATGAGCGTAAGCTGTCGCGATGCTCCATCATCGCTCGCCTTTGATCCTCGCTCGGGATCATCTCCTCCGGAAGGACCAGCACCTCCCCGTTCTCGAAGCTCTTCCCGTCCTTGGTCATCTGCAGCTCGAGCCTCACGGCGCCTTGCAAGCGCGCGGCCCATTCCGGCAATGACGGCAGTGTCGCGGGTCGCCGCGGGTCCGGAAGCTTGATTGGTTCGAATAGTACCGGCAGCATTTTGGCCTCCATGAAACTTGATTTCGTTGCTGCACCACGTCCGCCATGCGGCGTGCCAATCGGCCATCAACGAGCCCTTGGCACGGTGGTGATTGAGGAATGAGGAAGCCATTTCGCTAATCTTTTCAGGCGCAAAGCCTGCTTCGCGAGCATGCGTGAAATCTTCCTCGTCGAGCTGCCAAAGGTCCGGCAAAGGGTGCTTCGGCTTTGCCCGCGGTGCCTTCGGCTTTGCTGGCGCGGCCTCCGAGCGAAGCGAGGAGTTCTCTTCTTTGGTATCTGGTAAGTGGTCTAAGGTTAAAGGTTGCTCTGGCTTTGCTGTAGCATTGCTAGAGCTTTGCTTGATCTCGGCTTTAGCTTTGCCACCCTTCTCGCCCGCCTTTGCTCTCTTCTCGTAGCTCTCACGCGCGCTCGCCAAGTCTTTCTCGACACGCCCATGTTTCCACCCTGGCTGAAAGAACCTCTCAAGGATCGGCCGCGCCTTCCTCCATTCGGAGGGCGTCAGGCGGGATATTGCAGAGAGCTGTTCGTCATCATCTGGAAGTTCGCCGGCCGACCAATGGTGGAACAGCAGCAACAGATAGGCTCCCATCAGCATCGCGCGCAGATGCCCGGTATCGCGCAGCAGATCGCCGATGTGGATTGGCATCTTCGGAGGGTTCACTTGCGCGCCTCTCTCGCCACACGCTCGAACTGCTCGGCCGGGACCTGGCTGAAAACTGCGTTCAGCCACTCGGTGGTGACGATCGAATATCCGAGATCGTGGAGCTCGGCGCGTAGCCTGGCAATGTGGACGAGCTTCTGGTTCTCGCTGCGATCGACGACGCTCTGCAGCAGGGCATTCAGTTCCTTGGTGCTCACGGCATCCCTCGCTGGTTCATCACCCAAGTTTGCATCCGGTTCGGATCATTGTTTAGGAATTGGCGTCAGTTTTTTCACGGCATGGCCCTCACAGTCACAACGACGAGCGCCTGGGGGCCGTAGCGCTTGTCCAGCGTCATCCGGCAGATCAGGGAATCGTCGCGATACACGACCCCGTTAAGGGCGTCGTTCCATGCCTTGGCGATGTTATCGAGGTCGGGCTTCTTGCCGGGCTTGATCTCGCCGGTGAGCGCGCGCTCGCGCTTCTTGCTGGACCACGACGCCGGCACCGGGAAGACGGCGCGCATCACGAACTCGACCGGGCAGTCGAACGGCTCCTTGTTGCCAATCTCCTGCATGGCCTGGGTTCGGATCATGCCCTCATAGGTCCGGGTCTTTTCCGGGGTGTAATGGCTGATATGGCCGGCCCGCATGAACGCGCGCGCCCTGCCCTTGCCCTGCGGCACGCCGACCAGATTGATCGTCACCGGGTCCAGCCCGCCCTCTGGCGGGGCGTGGAACGGTGCGTCGTATGTGGAAGCATCCATCAGGCCGTAGCCCGCTCGAGCGCAGCGTCTCCTAAGGGAGTGCCGACAAGCATTCCCAAGGCTTCCATGTAGGTTTCGAGTAGCGCTTCCTGCTCGGCACGCTCGTTGGCGTCCTGCTTGCGCAGGCGGATGATAGTGCGCAGTGCCTTGACGTCGTAGCCGTTGCCCTTGGCTTCGGCGTAAACGTCCTTGATGTCGGACGCGATGACAGCCTTCTCGCCTTCAAGCCGTTCGATCCGCTCAACGATGGATTTTAGCTGATTGTTAATCATGTCAGGCCCTCGCCTGTTGGAGGAACAGCGGCAGCGGCTCGAGCTCGGCCCAAAGTCCGGCCGGAATCTCGGGCAGATCGCGCTCGTTCGGATTGTCAATCGCCTTGAGGAGGTCGTAGTAGACCTGGTCGGCGTTCCGGTATCCGGCCGGATCCGGATCAAACATCTTGCGGGCACCGACGAAGATCTCACCGATGCATTCCAAATCGCCGGCGCCGCAGAGTTCCTTTCCCGGCGCCGGCGATTCCTGGGGCCCTCCTGTGCTCGAGGTGGGTTCGCAAATATCCGCCGCCGCACCGGGAGCGTGGGAGCCAACGAGCGCGGCGGCTTCATCCGATGTCAGGGCAACTGAGGCATCGGAATTGAAAGGGCCGCTGGCCGCCGCAACCGAGGCTTGGGGACCCGGCACGACGACCAGCGTCTCCGCCGACGGTTCGTCGACGAAGCTGAAAGGCGATGGAGGCAGTGAAGCCATGATGTTGACCCGACGCCGATACGCTCGGCGGCACGACGCAGATTACAAATCAGAATGGACGGCGATCACCGTTTGGGAACGATCTTGACGTTGCGCATGGAGTGACGACGGAGAATTTCTGCGACGATGATCGCGATTGCGTCGCCCGACCATTCTCGTTGGCCGCCGAGATAGCGTTCAGCGGCACGAACGCTGCAGCCACAAAGCGCTGCGATCGCAGGCGCAGTGTTCGAAGGCCAAAGCGTGTAGGCGATATCGGCGAGGACCGATCCGACCATTTGGTCGGTCTCCCGGTCAACTGGTCGGACGGTTTCGCGCGCGCTTTCCACGCGCATCTGTAGATTCCCAAGCATGATGTTCCCCAAGCAAGCAGTAGTGAAGATGTCGATCGAACTAGAAGCGATGCTCCGAAACGTGAGCAATTTTGTACAACCGCGAACAACGGCAGCGCCGGTGACGCATGTTCCTGATCAAGAAACCGTGCAAAAGGAATGTCGCCCCGGTTGTGAAATTTTGGTGACGGCAAGGTGTTGTGTGTGGCAGGATTACCGTTCAACCTTGGGGGGTCACCCACATGGCGAACGTGCTGCGCGTCCCCAATCATGTCTGGACTTCTTCGAGCGGATACATGTCGGGGCGCAGCTCGTGGCGGGAAACTCCCGAGGCGCGCTCGACCTCCAACACACGGAGCGGGGGGACCTTTTCCCACTGCGCGACAGCCTGCTTTTTGATGCCGAGCGACGCAGCGAGCTTGGTCAGCCCGCCGGCTGCAATGATGGCGCGTTCCAGTGGAGTTTCTGACATGGTTGAAATGTCAAGCACGCCTTCACACGAAAGTCAAGCCTCTCTTCATTTACAGCGTCAAGCAACACTTTATCATATCGACATGACGCTTGGGACCCTCATCAAGAAGGCGCGGAAAGCGCGCGGACTGAGCCTTGAAGCGCTCGGCGAAAAGTTGGGCGTGTCCCGACAGCTCGTCTGGCAATGGGAAAAGGGCGATTCCGACCCCAGAAAGCACATTTTAGCCCTATCCCAGCACCTCGGAATGCCTGTGGATTACTTTTACGGCCCGAAGCGATCGCCGAACCTCCTGGCGGCGAAGATCAGCCAATTGAGCGACGACCAGCAAGACCTGATCGAAACGATGGTCGAAAAGCTCCTGCAGCAAGCCGAGCAGGAGCCGCCTCTAAAAGTCGACGTGAAGTAGCGCTTGACAGCCATGTGAAGGCGTGCTTGACTGATCTCCACCCAAGGAGATCACCGCATGTCAATTCACTGCTCCGCCCCCTCTATAACACCTGACCGCATGGTCTATTTCGTGCTGTGCGATTATCGATCCGGCCTCGCATGGGCCGAGCGTGACGCCAGCCGCGTCAACCTCGCTGACACCGTCACCGACATCCACTCCGGCGAACTCCCGAACGTCAAGCAGGTCATCGAGATCAACATCGCCGAGGTCATCTCGCGCGACGTGACCGAGGACGTGCTGAAGGCGGCTGGCAGGTGGACCGAGGACGCGCCGCCGCTCACCGGGCAGGACGCGATCGATTGGCAGCACGACCACACGCGCGTGGTGGCGTGATGGCCATCGAGCCCACCTATCACACGCTCGGCAAGAAGATCGATCAGCCGCCGCGCCGCCTGCTGCTTCCCGGTGAATGCGCCTACTGCGATGCGCACCGCGACGATCCGATGATGCCTTCCCACACCCCGTCTGAGCGCTGCGAGAGCGGCAAGCGGAACCACTGCACCTGCGACATCTGTTTCTGAGGAAAGTGTCATGAAACGCAAAGTTGAGCCCGTCGAGATCGTATTAATCGGCCTCCCTATCGTGATCGAGTTCGTCGCGGTCTGCCTGTTCATCGCGGCCGCCGTGCTGTGGACCGGGATTGCAGCGGGGCGCATCTGATGAACGACCGCCAGAGCCAGCACCCGTCGTTCACGCTCACCGAGGCCGATGCCGCGTATTTTGGCCGAATCCCCGCCGCGTTCCTCAAGCCGCTCAAGCTGCTGCACCACGAGAAGATGAACTATCGCGAGATTGCGCAGCAGTCCGAACTACCGACCGGCACCGTCAAGAGCCGGATATTCCGCGCCCGCGAGATCATCCGGCAACTGCGCGCCGAGGATGCCGCCCGCAACGAGACGTGGCAGGAGCCAGTGTTCCAATGAAAATCACAGCCCCAGGCATCTACAAGGACATGTCCAGCGAGGATTACTTCGCTGATCCGGCGCCCGAGCCGTCGTTCACCCAGAGCCTAGCTAAGATCCTGATCGATCAGTCGCCGCTGCACGCCAGGCAGGCTCACCCGCGCCTTGCTGAGCCGATCGAGGGCGATGACGAGGAGGCGGAGAAGTACGACAAGGTCAAGGCCATCGGCAACGCTGCCCACGCGATCATGATCCGCCGCGGCAAGAAGCTGGCAATCATCGACGCGCCGAATTTCAAGGCCAAGACCGCTCAAATCGACAAGCAGGCTGCCATAAATTCCGGTGCCGAGCCGATCCTGCGCAAGCACTACAATATTGCGCACGCGATGGTGCAGTCGGCAGCCGAACAACTTCGGCGCATCCATGGCTGCGAGAAAGCGTTCACCGACGGTGACGGCGAAGTCGTGATTGCGAATTGCGAGGTCGGAATCTGGCTGCGGTCGATGGTCGACTGGATCACGCCGGACCTGCGCGAAGTTTGGGACCTGAAAACGAGTGGCATGTCGGCATCGCCCTACGCGACCGGCAAGCAGATGGCGTCGGCCGGCTGGCACCTCCAAGCAGCAATGCACGAACGGATCCTAGATGCCCTGGATCCGGCTGGTGCCGGCCGACGCCATTTCTTCTACGTCTGCCAGGAAAACGAGGCGCCGTTCGCCCTCACCGTCAATGAGATCGGCGAGTACGCGCTGACCATCGGCCGCAAGCAGATCGATTACGCGATCAAGATGTGGGCGCACTGCCTGACCAAGAACGTCTGGCCCGCCTACCCGCCGCGCATCATCCGGCCCGAACTGCCGGCATGGGCGGAAAATAGTTGGCTGGCGCGCGAGCTCGCCGAGGATGACGTGCGCGAACAGCGAGCGCTCAACAAGAACTTCGATCCCAAAAACCTGATGGCCGGGTAGATGACACCGCTTGCTTCATATCTCGCCAAGCAATTAGCTTCGCGCCCGAAGCATCGCGAACATATTTGGGTCGAAGAAGAAAACACTAAACGCCTACGAAGGGAATTGTACGATGTCCATTGCTTCGAAGTATCGCAATGCGCTGCTCTCGTCAGTGAGCTATCGCACGGTGGCCAAAATGCTGCTGAAAGATTCGATCAAGTCTGCGGAACATATGCGTTCCTTTCGGCGCAGGATCATTCCCTTTGCTCGCATGGACGGAATTAAAGCTGCGTGTGAACAAGCCCGTCGAGATTGACGACGGTGAGGCACACGAAGCACACCTGACTGGACGTCGTGCGCTGCATTTTGTTCGAAAGCACATTCGGATTCGCGACGGCCGGCTCGGATATGTAAGCGCACATTGGCGCGGCGATCCTGCAATCGGCATCAAGCAAACTAGATACACGGTGACACCATGAATTACCAAGCGCAGCCAGCTGTTCGCTCCGAAGAACCTCTGTTGATCGGCATGGTAGGCCCGCCCGGCGGCGGGAAAAGTCTGAGCTCCCTCAAACTCGCAAAGGGCATTCAGTCCGTGCGGGGGGGCGACATCATCGTGCTCGACACCGAGGGCGGTCGGGCACGGAAATATAACGATCTGGTGCCGTTCAACATCGTCGAGCTGCCGCCAAACGCGCGGTCAGACGTCTTCCTTGAAGCAATCATGGCGCAACTCCCATCAAAGCCGGCGGCCGTCATCGTCGACAGCATGTCCGACGAGCATGAAGCCTACCTGGAATGGCACGACGAGATGGTGCCGAGGATGGGAAACAACGAGTGGGCCGCCTGGGCGAAGCCGAAAGCCGCCCGCAAGAAGCTGATTTCCGGAATCCTCAAGATCAAGACGCCGCTGATCTTCACGTTCCGAGCTCGCGAGAAGACCAAGCAGGACGTCGTCAGCGGCAAGAAGGTGGTGACGAATATCGGCTGGCAGCCGGTGGCACCGCTCGAGATCGTGCATACGATGGACCTGACGTGCATCCTGCCGCCGCGCGCCGACGGTGTTCCGGTCTGGAAGTCCGACAAGATCGGCGAGGATTTCATCATCAAGCTCCCGAACTATCTGGCGCCTTACATCGCCGATGGTGAGCCCCTGAACGAGCAGATGGGCGCGGCATTTGCTCGTTGGGCCAAGGGAGAGACGGCCGCTCCGGTACAGCCAGCCGCCGGAGCGGCCGACCTCACCGACGATATGATGGCATGGGATTCCAAGCTCGCGACCGCTGCGCTGCAGGGCACGGAATCGTTGCGCGAGACGTGGGCTGCCGTTCCGAAGCCGCTCAAGAAATCGCTTGAGGCCGCGCTGCGCAATCGCCACCAGCCGAATGCGACTGAGGCAGACGCGAGGGCCCCGGCATGATCCACAGCGCCGCCGCGATCTCCATCATCCTGTTCTGCATCTACAGCTTCAGCGGCTGGGCGAATGGAAGGATTCCGCTATGAGCGAGACATTCGACGACCTGTCGAAGCTTGAGAAGGCGCTGGCACAACGCGACGCGAACGCCGCCCGCATCCAGGAATTGGAATCCGAACTCGCGAGCTGCCGGGAATGCCGAGCCAATCTCGACTGCCTGTCGCGTGGCCAGCCAAAGGACACCGCAAAATGATATGGGACATTATCGGCGCAGAGCTTGGCGCCGTCGTTCTGTACATCCTCGCCATGTTCGTCGGCTCCTACCTGCTTGGCTGCATACAAGGAACATGCTCATGAGCCGGAGTTCTCCCGAGACCGAAACAGTGCCCGAGAAAGTGATCTTGGATCACTTCGATAATCTCATCTGGGACGTGATCTATGCAGATCGGCGCACCCAAGCGGCTGACCGGGCCAACTACCGAGATGAAAACGAGGGGCGGATTGAAGCTTGGCAAAAGCTGCAAGAGGCCATCCGCGAGCAGTGTTTCGGGCATGCCCAAACTCCGGCAGACACTTATCGCGAGACTGTACGGAAGGTCGCCGCTGCCCGCGAAAAGCGAAGGGCTGAATTGCAGGTGGCCGTTGTCGCCGCACACGCGGCCTTTGAGGCTATCCCGATCGGCTTTCCGCTACAGCAGAACGGCCGAACGATCGACCACACATTGCTCAACGAGGCCAAGCGACTTTGCGAGTTGGCACTTTCGGACACATCGACACTAGGAAACAGCAAATGAGGTTTCGCCGTCGATTGCATCGCATGTACAGGCACATCGTGTTTCGGGGAGGCGCGTTCTGGGTCTGGTCACTTTACCTGAAGCACTCGGTCGAACGGGCGCGCGGAGCGTCCTCCAGCGGCGGGTTTAGCCGCGTCTCCGCACTTTCAGATTCCTCTCCAGAAAGGAAGTGAGCCATGTACGGCACCAACCGCAGCACTCTCGGCCCTCGCCCACCGCGGCAGACCTTCTGGGAAGCCATTGTCTCACTCTGGCGTGACCTGAGGGGAATCCGATGACGCCAATCCAGCAAGCTATCGCAATCCTGGAAGGGGATGCTTTGACCAACCGGATCGAGCGCGCGCTGGAAGTGCTGCGCGGAGTACCGCAGACACCGCAAGAGTGGTGCCAGCCGATGGAAAACGGCCGGCACATGCCACGCAAGTTCATCATATATTTCGAGGACAGGGACCGCGAGATCATGGTTTTTGAGAGGGAGGATAGCGCCAGGCAAGCATTCGAGCAGCTAAACACAAACTGGAATTGCTACCTGTTCGGCGCTCTCCCGCTCACGCGCCCTGATCGAAACAGTGACGCCGGATGAAGGCTCTGGCGATTGATCTTTTCTGCGGACTTGGAGGCTGGACGGATGGCTTGCTTGCGGAGAACTATGACGTGATCGGATTCGACATCACCCAGCACGTTTACGGCGAGCAGCGCTATCCGGCGCAACTCGTTGTCCAGGACGTAACCACGCTGCACGGTTCGCAGTTCAAGGATGCCGCGCTGATCGTCGCATCCCCGCCCTGTCAGGAATACAGCTACATGGCCATGCCTTGGTCGCTAGCGAAGGCCAAGGCTGCGGCAATCCGCGCCGACACGAGCGGAACAATGCTCGAAGACTTGAACCGCCTGTTCAATGCCACCTTCCGTATCCAGCGCGAAGCCTGTGAGGCTGCCGGCCGACATATCCCGCTGATCGTGGAAAATGTTCGTGGCGCTCAGCCTTGGGTCGGTCGAGCTCGCTGGAATTATGGATCGTTCTATCTCTGGGGAGATGTGCCGGCGCTGATGCCAGTTACGTTCAAGGCGCAGAAGGTGCCCGGGTTCCGGTTTGATGGCTCGGGGCGCTCTTTTCAAACAGCGTCGGTAGAGGCCCAAAAGAACATGAATATTCATCTGACATATGCCGAGCTAAAGGACGGCATCAAGCAGGGGGGCGATTGGTTCAACGCCTCGCAGCCTTCAATGTCCAGGCTATACGGCTCGAAGTCTCCGCAGCGCAAAATGGCCAGCGCCATGATCGCGAAGATCCCGCTGCCGCTAAGCCGATACATCGCGGCGACCTTTCGGCCGATCGAATGCGCACAGGCAGCAGAATGATAGTTTCGGACACTTCGCATGTACCAAACACACAGGTGGAATAGATGGGCACGACAGGCATAGCTTTCACGCGGAAGGTGCTCCGACCAGCGCTAGGGACAACTGTTGGCAAGCGAAAGTCGATAGCCATAGGCTTTGACAAGATGGATTTTGCGCGCATCAGCCGCTTGGCTCAGGCAAACGAAGTCGCGTTTCAAGAGCAGGTTCGCAGGCTTTGCAAGCAGGCGATGCACCCGCGCACTCCCCAGGAGTCCGCCAGTGAGTGAGAAGCGAGATGATGAGACGGTGACGCAGTTCACCATGCGCAAGATCCGCGAAGAAATCATTGAGGAGTGCGCGAGGGCTGCTGAGGACACGGCACCAATAGCCGCTGGCAATTTCTTCGCAGCAAGGCGCGACCAGTGCGCGAAGATCGCAGCCAAGATCCGGGCGCTTTCCAAGTCTCCGGCAGTAGGAAAGAGCGAAACATGAAAGCAGACAAGGAAATTTCCGAAGTGCTGGGGGATATCACGCCCCAACAAATGGACGCCGCGATAGTCGCGATCAACAACTACGGCTTCGACATCAGCGCGCCGTGGGATTGCGACCAGGACGACCGCGAGTACGAGATGTTTTGCGGCCTTCTGGCGGCCGTGCGCGCGGCGAACTCTTCTGGAGTGCGAAACACCAAATGAGCCTGCATGAACAATCCGCTGGGGCAACATCGGAGTGGTACACGCCGCCGCATGTCTTTAAGGCGCTTGGCTGCGAGTTCAGCGTTGACGTTGCCAGCCCTGGCGCCGAAGTCACGCACTGGATTCCGGCGCGACGCTTCATCAAAGGCGGGAGCCTTGAGCGCGATTGGAGCGATTTCGGGTTTATCTGGATGAACCCGCCGTTCGGAGGTCGCAATGGCATTGTGCCGTGGTTGGAGAAGTTCTTCGCGCACGGCAATGGCATTGCCTTGACGCCGGATCGCACCTCGGCGCCGTGGTGGCAGCGTTTTGCGCCGATGGCGGACAGCATTCTATTCGTTGCGCCCAAGATCCATTTCATCGGGGCGGATGGACAGCCGGGCACCTCACCAGCTCAGGGCACTTGCCTGATGGCCGCCGGCGAGCGGGCGGTTGATGCTCTAAATATGGCTCAGTCGCGTGGCCTTGGCTTCCTGCTGGTGCCGGCGTGACGGACTTGACGAAAGATCGAAAGAGCAAAGCATGAGCGCGGATTTCTGGATCGATACCATGAGGGATAAAATGACCGGGAAACTCGATAAGTGCGAGCATGGTCGCTATGGCTATGAAGACTGCTCGGAATGCGCGACGGCGGCGGCAACGGAAGAGATCGAGCGGCTGCTCATCCTAGTAGCAAAGCGAGAAGACCTTTGCGGCCGGCTTACCGCCGAGAACGCGCGGCTCTGCGAGATGGTCGATGAGCTTGCCAAGCGGGTCTACTGGCAGACGATCGACACAGCACCAAGCGACGGCCGGGAGGTTCTTGTCTGCGGCGGGTCGCATATGCAAGGCACGCAGGTGCGCGCAGCCGATGGCGAATGGTGGCGCATAGCGACTAGCGATGGGATGAAGAGCACCCCGACGCATTGGATGGAGAAACCGGCTCCATTTGGAGTGCTTAAATCGAATCCAGAGGTACGGCAGTGAGCAATCACAGAGAGGGTTTGCCGGCGATGCATCGTAGGAACCCTCCCAGTAGGTGGAAGGCCAGCACAGTTTATAACCCCGTTACAACCCGGTTAAAACCATGACCACCACGGCACCCGAGACGATCGAGCGTGAACAGGGCAAGCTCTACCTGAGCGACGCCGAGCTGATCCGTCGTCTCGGCGTGCCGGAGAAGCACATGCGCAAGATCCTGCCGGGCCTGGAATCCAAGTACGGTTTTCCACGGAAACAACCGCTTTTCGGAGATAGACGCTATTGGCCGGCAGTGAAAGCGTGGTTGGATAAGCGCAACGGGCTCACGGTGGGTCCGGATCTAGTACGGAGGCAGAACAATGACTGAACGCACGCCGCCCCGCGTCGATAATGCGCCGGGTTTGGTCTGGCGCGAGCGAACGCGCGCAAAGGTTTGGGTCGCCTATTGGCAGGCTCGTAGCGATTTGGTGAAGAAGGGATACGCGCCCGGCGCCGTACGCCTTTGGGAAGGCGCCGAGCTGAGCGAGATCGACGCCCTTGAAATCGCCTCTCAATGCAACGAGCATCAGTCGGTCATGCTGATCTGGGGACGCGACGGCGAAAACGGAGAGTCCGCCCCGCTCGTCACCCTGCACAACCTGATCAAGAAATACCAGACTGACCCGGATTCCGCCTTCCACAAGAAGCGCTGGAACGCACGGCAGGGCAAGGCGGCATTGTTGAAGCGGATCGACAAGCGGTTTGGCGACGTCACGATTGCTGACATCACCGGCCGGATGCTTCCTTCCTGGTACAAGGAATGGAGCGACAACGGCCAGAAGGTTGCGGCCGGATCGGCCTTTATAGCCACCCTGCGGACCCTGTTCCGATTTGGCTCCGGCATCTTGGGCGATCTGGATTGCGCCCGCCTCGCCTCGGCGCTGAATACCCAGGCCTATGAGGGAACCAAACCGCGAGAGGTCGCCCTATCGGCTGATCAGGCGGCAGTCATCCGGCACGAGGCCCACGAGCGCGGATGGCCCTTCATCGCCCTTGCCCAGGCAATCCAGTTTGAATGCACCCTGCGCCAAAAGGACGTAATCGGGGAATGGGTGCCAGTGTCAGAGCCGGGCATGTCGGATGTTGTCCAAACGAAGAAGTTCAAGGGCAAGAAGACGACCAAGAAGTGGATCACCGGCCTCCGGTGGGAGCGGATCGACGAAAACCTGGTCCTGCGCCACGTCACCAGCAAGCGGAACAAGAAGATCGAGATCGACCTGAAGCTGGCGCCGATGGTGATGGAAGAGTTCCAGATCATGTTCGGCTCAACCGACCGAGCGGCCATGCCGGCCTCTGGCCCGGTCATCCTGTGCGAGGTCAACGCTTGGCCCTACTACAATACCGAGTTCCGCAGGAAGTGGCGGAAGCTGGCGAACGCGGCTGGCATCCCGAAGACGATCAAGAACATGGACACGCGGGCCGGAGCCATCACCGAGGCGACTGATTTGGGCGTCGATATTGAGTGGGTTCGCCAAGCCGCGACGCACAGCAACATCGCGCAGACCCAGAACTATTCGCGGGGATCTACGCAGAAGATTGCCGGTGTCATGATGCTCCGGGCGAAGGGGCGAAACAAAACTGAAACGTGAATAGCGGACGGATAGCGGACGGATTTTTAAGTAGTTGGAATTGCTGGTGTAAATCCATAGTACGGACAGCCTAGGTGACAGCCATAATCGGGTGATTGTCTAGGCGGTATCGGCACTTAACCACCTCGGCCGTCCGCTATCCTAAACAGTGAATGAAGCATAGAGCGGCACACGGAGATCGATGATGAGCGAGATTGTCTTGCTACGAGGAACGCGGCATGTCGTCTGGGAGTGCCGATCTTGCGGCTGTGTCTCCACCGTTCCCGAGGTGATGAACGAGCAGCTCCGGGCGGAAGGCGGATACCGCCACTGCCCCAGCGGGCACGCCTGGGGATGGTCAAAGGAAACGTGCGAACGGGAGCAGCTACGTCGCGAGCGCGACCGCCTGAAGCAGGACGCGGCCCGCCTGGAGGAGGAGAATCGCCAAGCATGGGCAACCGCAACCACATTGCGAGAGCGCGCCGACAAGGCCGAGAAGGCCACCAAGCGGCTCAAGAAGCGGACCTCGGCCGGCACCTGTCCTTGCTGCAATCGCACCTTCGGCAACATGGCCGAGCACATTAAGCACCAGCACCCCGAGTTCGTCGCCGAGAGCGGCGCCAAAGTCGTGCCGATCAAGCGGAGGAGCGCATGAGGAAAATTCGCCTTTGGCTATGTCGCCGATTTGGATGGCACAGCAAACGCTGGGTATCAGTCGCGGACAGCTTTGATACGTGCTCGGCATGCGGGGAAAAGTTCCCGCACAGTACCTCGTATCAGTAGCGATCATTCAAACACTCCGAAACAGTGAAGGAGAAAGCGATGAAAACAATTGACGAGATGGAAATGCCGGCCCCCGACACGATCGTGAATTGCAAGAACGGCGGGCCGATCGCGGCAATGTTCTTCTATGCCGCGGCAGAACAGGACTTGGGAGAGATCGCATCCGAACACGGATTCGAGACGCGAGTCACGACGATGGAGAGCGACTGTGAAAATCTGCAAGAGCGGTGGGAGGAAGGATCTGGCGACATGGCCGCACTGATGGATGAGTGGCAGCCAGCCACCCCCGAGGGCTGGATGCTAGGCGTTAAGCTGGACACCGAGGACGGCCCGATTGCGATCTTTATAAAGCCGTCCCCGGTACTGGCTGAGCGTCTGGCGAATGCATCGGATGCCACTTAACCGTCCGGAGTGGCCGGCTGTCCGAAACACTGAATTGGAAAAGGCAATGAGAGAAACTGTCACCTTGTTCGTTCCGGATGGCTATGCCAGCGCGGCCGAGTTTCTGAAGGACTGTCAGTTTGAGCAGGCCAAAAGGCAACCGCCAGCACTACCTACGCCCGGAGCACGCTTGCAGGCTGCAATATCCCTCTGGCATCGCTTCGGGGATACCAACGTCGAGGAATGGGAAGACGAGACCCACAAGGCTGAGTATCTCGACGCAATCGATGGGCTCGCGACGGGTTGGCTTTTCAGCATCATGCTGAGCCGCATCGACTTCGATGGCATGGACCCGAGAACGTTTTCGTTGGCCGAACTGCAACGTGCCATAGTGGGCGCTGAGTGGCCCCCATCAACTTGAAGTAATGAGCTTGGGATGCCGAGGAAATATGCGCGTGAATACCTCGGGAGATGGTACCATGAACCTGCTGAGCTGGGCATCCCATTCGCACTTTCGATCAGGCAAGGAGACGGAAACCGTGATTTCTGAGAAGGACCGGAAGGCGCGGGTGCAAAGGTCCCGCTGGGCTCGGTCGCATCAAATTCCAGGCAAGCCGAATGGCTTCGACATGCGGCACCGGTCCCTATCGGATACTGAGCACCTGAAGGTAACGCTGAAGGGCGCGTCCGCTAGGTCTAAGGCGCCCATCAGCCTGCCCCAGATGCCGTGGGACAGTGACGATCATCAGTAGCGTAGGCAACACCAACGGAGAGCTCGGGATGGACCCCGTACAACATGGATGGAAGGCGCCGGTTAAGGGGCGTCGTGGCCATCCGCCCAGCAAAGGCAACGGGAAGGCATTTCGTTGGCTCACAGAGAACGCCGCCCATGCCGGCGACGGATGCCTAATCTGGCCGTTTGGTCGAGATAAGCGCGTCAACCGCGGCATGCTGAAACACAAAGGAAAAGGCTACTGGGCTCACCGGCTTATGTGCGAACTGGCCCACGGGGCGCCGCCAACGCCGAAGCATCAGGCCGCGCATAACTGCGGCAAGGGACACTATTGCTGTGTCAACCCTCGGCATCTCGAATGGAAGACAAATTCCCAGAACCAGCTTGACCGCGCGAAGAACGGTAACACTCTTCGGAATCCTCACGGCCCGCGGGGCGCTATCACTGAGGAGCAGAAAGGCGAGATCGCGCGGCTGGCCGGTAAGATGGCGCAGACCAAGATTGCCGCGAGACTTGGTGTCTCCCTTGGCTGCGTACAGTATTGGCTAAAATATCGAGAGACGCGGGGACATGGCCCTGCCGTTATGCAGTCGAATGGTGTCCGCGAGGGCAAATGACTGAGAAACTTGAAAAGCGGAAATGGTGCTACGTACTGCAGCCATCGGCCTATGAGATGGCCCCGTGCGCCTGCGGAAACGGTGACACTCAATGGTCTGAGTTCGCAGGCCGCCTGTGGTGCAGTAGGTGCGACGTCGATTTCATCCCGGCGCATAATGGGATCTTTGACGGGCCCATCCCAGTCGCAACCTGTGACCTTTTGGGGATTTACTTTGACAGGGTCAACCTCGAAACAAACGAGATCGAACCTTTCGAAATAGATCCACCCTCGCAGACATGACCGATTACCGTCACAGCAAAGGAGAGAACGATGGATCTGAGAGAATATAAAGTCCCGCCGATGTTCAGCTATTGTGACTTCTCGGAAACCACAATGCCTGACGGAACGCTGCTCGCCGCCGCAGGCAAGCCTATCGTTCTCAATAATGGAAATGTGATTTTCCCGAGAGATTGGAGCGCTTCCGAGCGAGAGGATTTCCGAGAGGCTAACAATTTGGTGTTTCGCAGTTGAGCAGAACTGGAAAGTGAGAATCATTAGGCGAAGGCATCGCCGGGAAGTGTGAGGTAGCAAGGGTTACTGTCGGGACACTCGTTCGCAGGTCGGCTGGAGATGGGGGTAAGCACCGGTGCCAGCACACCAAACGACGGCGAAAAAGTCCGGTCATACTGTTGCTGCGAACCCCAAGTGACCGTCGGTCTGCGCTCACTGCTGAGGGCCGGTCGCGGTGCCTTTACCTAATGATTTTGCCACCTCGGACTTGGCCAACTCCGTCCCGTTAACCAATCTGCCGGGTTGATGGAGGGGGCAACGTGGGGTATCCTGGCGGGATGCAGACGTTCGGCAATATTGTTTCAATCCTATTTTTCGTCGCCATCTTGTTTCTAGCATTTTCAGAAAAACTCGTATTCGGCAGCAAGAGCCGGCCGACAAAGAAGGCGCAACCAAAACTTGGCCCGCCAGAATAGTTTCGATTTCATCCGGCTATGCGCTGCGCTCGGCGTTCTGATCGGGCATCAGTTCATCATTTCGGGAACCGACCCGGCTTGGGGCATCTCCAATCAGAACATTTCCGAAATACCGCTCCACGTCTTTTTCAGCCTAAGCGGGTTCCTGATTTACGAGTCCTTGCGGCGCTCGAAAGACCTTGCATCCTTCGTTGCCGCCAGAGTGACGCGGATCGGGCCGACGCTGATTGGCGCACTCGTTTTAGCATCCGGCTTCACGTTGTTCTATTTCCAGAACTACGATCACCTGATCAACCATATCAAATACGTCTACCGGAATGCCTTCTTCATATTCCGGGTGCTGTCGGATCAGATACCCGGAATATTTGAGGTCAACCCAACGCCGCGCATCAATAGCCCGCTATGGACCTTGGCCTATGAGGTCTGGCTGTACTTCTCGCTCTACCTGGTTTTCAGACTGCCACGGTCGGCTCGCATCTGGGCGATTGTCGCCGCACTGATCGTTCTAAATATCTGCTGGGTGAGTTTTGAGGTCAACGAAGCCAGGATCCCATTGACGCCGCTTTTCCCGATGCGCCTCGGCCGGCTTGGCTGCTTCTTCTTCGCTGGCGCGCTCGTGGCTGCTATTTGGCCAGCGATAAGAGAAAGAGCCGTTCCGGTTGGTGCGGCGGGTCTATGTGCGCTGATCGTTTTTGAAGTGATCGCGCCAGCCACTGCGGCGACAGCCTTGGCGCTTGCTCTTGCCGTGGCGGGGCTGGGATCAGCCGCTCTATTCTCGCCCTTCTCGCGTGGCGGGGATGCCTCCTATGGCGTCTATGTATTCGCTTGGCCAATCCAACAGACCTATCAAACGATCTTTCCGGGCTTCTGGCTCGGCCTCATCCTATCGCTAATCACCACCACCGCGCTCGGCTACGCCACATGGCACCTTTACGAAAAACGATGCATATCGCACCGACGAGCCATTGCAGATTTGCTATCCTCGTCATGGCGTCGTGGTCAAACTAAAGCGCGTCCTGATCCGGCTGTCGCCATTGTAGGCCGCATAAACGGTGCTGACCGGCGTATCGACCCCGACCTGATCGCGAACGCCCCAGCTCCCGGCATTGCCGTCCTTGATGCAATGAGAGAGAAACTGTGAGGGATAGGACGTATATGTCTCCGCATCCCACAGGGCCAGCAGTTGTGTAATATTGTCAGCATGTGACTGCGATCCAATATACTCTTCGAGCCAGTCCTGCGTGGTTGAATTCAGGCTTGGTCCGATGATATGGCAGCCGCCCTCGTAGCAGATCAGGCCGCCGGTAATCCCCGCCGTCACGCATTTACCGTTTTCTGTATCCCAAAGCGCCGGCATCTCGGTAATGTAGATGCTGTCGGTCGGAGGGCCGCCAGTGCCATCGTAGCACGCAATGCCAACACGCCGGACGAAATGGGAATATTGCGTCGGATTGGTTGTCGGATCGCTGATGTTAGCGGCTTGGCTGTCTGAGATCCAGGTGGTTAGTGTCGCCTGGTTGGCGCCCGCGCCCAGGCTTTCCGCGTAGTAGGTCGTGACCGCACCGTGATCGATAAGGTCTCCGATATCCAGTGTCGGGTCAAAGTCGATGATAGCCTGCGCCAGTCCGTCAAAAGGAAGGCTCGCCAAGGAGCCTGACGTATGAAGCTCGATTATCCCCCGCCACCGATCCCGCCGGCCTGCAAACACTTCGTTGGCCGCGCTGGCGAGAATGCCGCTCAGGTAGCCGTGCATGATGGACTTGCTGTCGGCTCCGATCCACGTCCAGCGTGCCATGGCTTGGCAATACCAGAAATAGTCGAAACTGATTCCGGAGTTGAAAACTTCGTTGCCGTTGCCGAGAAAGATTTTAAGACCGGGATCAAGATAGCCGTCCAGCGCCACAAGGACGGCCTTCATTGCGTCCCGAACGCTCGTGAAATTTACCGGCGTCGCCCACTGGTTGTTTCTGACGTCCGTCACCGAAATCGCCGACAACAGTGAAGTGTCGGAGCCCGGGCCGGTCAGTTCATATGTCCCGGCGCCTGCGTTGACGTTGGCTACCGTGAACTTGTCGCCCTCCGGAGTGACGGTAACCGTGATCGTGCCGCCGTTCGATGTCAGATTGAGCACCGCGCCGCCGCGGGTGAGCGAAACCTGGAACGTAGTGGCCGCAACATTCTTGACGTAGTATGCCGTTCGCGCCCCGTTCGGATTCGTGCCGCCCGGTACCGAGCCCGAAAGAACCAGCGCCTGATCGTTGACCAGGTTGTGGGCCGCGCCTGCGGTGAAGACGTCAGTGCCTGCGTCAGCAGTGCAGGTGAATGTTCGCGACAGGCCGCTCAGTTTATAAAAAACAACTTCATCACCATTGGCCGGAAGCGGATACGATCCAACGACACTCGGCGCGGCCCTCGTCCAGCTCGTGATCGCGCCTGTCTTGGCAATCCCGATGCGAGACGGCATATTGAAATATAGGTTACACTGAAGCAGGTTACACGCATGGGCCATGACCTCCAGCGGCATGCCGTGTTTCAAGCCACCTTCTCGACCAACGCCACCCCACTTGCAGTATGCCCCCGTAGCGAAATCGCTGACCGAAAGCGTCGCTCGGTTTGAGTTGATGGACATCGGGTCCATCCAGCGAAGCAAACCACATTCGCGCAGGTCGTCAAAGACAGCAGGCCGCATAGCATACTGATCAGCGATCACCGCGGCTTCATCTTCCGCGAAACAAAGATAGGTGACCTTCGGCGGATCATTGACGTTGGTGAACCCGGAGAACTTGACCCGATTGGTGCTGTCGGTGGTGACCGTGAACGTGACGCGGTTGCCGACCCGGCTTATGTTGCTCGGCGACCCGTCGAACGAGACAGTCGTTGCGGTGCCCGTGAATACGAGCACCATGCTTCGCCCGATAAGCGAGTTGTTCCCTGCGGCGTTGTTTTCCCACCATAGGCGCCGATACTCGGTAATCCCTGCGTCCATCGGTGCGGCAAGATCGCCGTTGGCATCGAGCCAGAGGCCCCATGGAGAGGTGGACTTACCTGGCCCCTGCGAACCGTCATAGGTGACAGCGCTTCGAACGACGACGGGCCAGTTTGCACACTTCCAGAGGTTTGCGAACGGAAAAACCGACGTATTGTAATATTCGAAGCCTTGAAGGCCGACGCCAAGACGACCCTTGATTCCCATTACCGAATTCCCAATACAAGTCCATTCGCTGCGCCAGGACCATACGTCTGTGCACTTTCATCGGCCGGCAGAGCGCCATAGGTGCCTGCACGGAAAAGGTAGCAGTTATGCGTAACAGCCGCTGCGCCAAACTGTGATCCGACCAGATTTGGGATGGGCGCTCCGGTCCTGAGCGCAGATGGCGCCCCGTCTGAAATTCCGGCGAGGTAGTACAAACCTGGATCTATCGTGCTGGTCAGCGTCTTTTCAATGCGCCCCGTCGCTCCGGTCCCAGTGCTCGTATCAATAATGCCGGCATCCTCGACAAGCGTTGTCGGCTGGCCTGTCTGTTGGTTTGCGTTATAGACGCCAACCCGCAATCCGGTTGATGCGGAAAGGGTTGTGATAATGGCGGCAATTTTTGTGAACGCGCGCCGATAGGGTACGCGCACCGGCAACATGTACAATCGATTCGTCGTCAGCGCCCCGGCCGCCGAGCCGATACCAGAAGCAGATGCACTTAGGAAGGTCGTCGCGTCGGTCCAAAAAGGCAATTGCTCGCACCCGTGAATCAAGGTCCGATGAGCCTTTGCTTCGTTGAGCGCCGTGATCTTGCCCCGCGCCGGCGTTCCGGAGGGAGTGTCCACCACATATGACAATTCATCGCCATCAAGCGTCGTAACCGTGTTGGCAATTGCCGTCAGTTTCTCGTCAGCCATTTTTCATCCAATCATTCAAGCAAGAGGAAATCGCCGCTTTCAAGCAGCAGGAACCCGGCTACATCTTCCAGGACAAGGCCGTCCCCGGCCGCCGGTCCGGATGCGGCTGCGATCGTCTTGGTTTCAGTATTCGACCATGCGGAAGTGTTGTGCTTTGACCGGGCATACCATGTGCCTTCAGCCAGCAGCGTGAACGAACTGAAGACGACGGCCTGCGCCAAGGCCTCGGCGCTATCGATCGTGTTGGTGTATTCCGCTGGCGAGGAAAACAGCGCGTTGTCGTCGATCTGCAAATAGATCGTGTCGCCGACCAGCGGTGTGTCCAGCAGAACGTCAAACGTCGGGTCCGGTTCGGTCGCCAGCGAGGTCCAGACCAGAACCGGGGCGTCAGGGACAACCGGAGCCGACCCTCCCTGACTCCCAAGGAGTCCGCCAAAGAACAAAATGAACCGTGAGCCGCGCATAAGGAGACCTCATCTCGGAGACCACGGTAGCGGGGCGGTTCCGGCCGCCCAACGCACGGCTACCCGGGCGGCGGGGCGATCTCCTCAATGGTCACGCGGTAGAACTTGCCGCGCTGCAACCTGCCGCGCGATGGGTGCAGGCTGGCCGTGATCGTCTCTCCGGCGACCTTGAGCAGGGTGATCTCGTTGCCGCTTCCCATCAGGACAGCGGCCAAGCATTCTGCTTCGACAACGAGCGCGGCCACAGGGTCACTCCGCCGGTCGCCTGCGCATCCCGGCAAAGGCAATCCCGCCAGCGACCGCGCCGATTAAGAGCCCCAGCACGCCGGTAATGACAGCCCACGTTTCGGTTGTTCCGCTTTTGCTGCCGCTAGTCTCGTACTGAAACCGCTCTACCTTTGCCACGCGGTCGGACAGGTCGGACTTGGTTTCCTTGAGCTGCGTCGCCAGCAGCAGCGTCGACGCCTCCAGATTGGCCCGCAGGGTTTTGGCCGTCTCGACGTCGTAGCGCTCCTTGATCTCGGACAACTCCTTGAGCCGGCGCATTTCGGCATCGCGGAGCTTGGCCTCGTAGTCGCGCGCGCTGTTCTGGAATTTGCTCTCGGCGTTGACGAGATCGAGCACGTTCTTGGTGGGGTCGATGACCGGTGCCTGCGCCAACGCCGGGCCGGACAGCAGCGCCAGCAGCGCTGCTACCGCGAAGCCCTGCCGTTTCGCTCGCGCGCATCCTGCGCCGTCAGCAGCGTCTTGATGTCGATGATGCCGGCCTTGACGCCCTCGAGCTTCTCCTCGACACGGGTCAGCCGCTCGCCCTGGCTCGCGGTCTGAGGACCGGACGCAGCTTGCGCCTTCTCGAGGAAGTCGATCCTCGAATCTGCCTTGGAGACCCACCATGCGAAGGTCAACCCCTGTCCCGCGACCATCAAAAACATCGCAACGATCGAGGCAATGGGGATTCTTTTGTCCCAATGCCAAGTAGCATCGCTTTGATCGATCACGGTTTCCGGCTTTCGCTTCGTCATCCCGATCCCCCGTGTGCAAAAGGAGACAACGAAAGCCGAAAACCTGTGATTGAATATCGGGTAGCTTTCATTGGAACTTACCTTCCGATGGGAGTCAGGCTCGGCACCCTGTTGCAACCAGAGTGTCGGGCCGCCTGTTCTTTAGTTAACTTTTCGGATCACGCTCGGTTGCAACAACTCGTCGACAGGGTCGCGCGGCGCTGGCGGAGGCGGTGCGGGTGCAGCGACAACCGGCGGCGGCGTGGATTCGATGACGGGCTCGACCGGCTTTGTGAACGGATGCACCACCCGATCCTTGATGCGCTTGATGATGCCGCGCTTCTTGACGGGTGCGGCGACCTTGACCTTCTGCCCGGCCACGGCATCGAACGACACAGGGCGAGGCTTGGGCCTCTTCCAGCCGCAGCCGCCGACGCCGCCCTCGATCTGGCTGTCGATCCAGTCTTGGTCGTATGGCCGCTTGCCGAGCACCACGTATTGAGGGTTCTCGAATATCTTGCATTCGCCGCCAGCTACCGAGCCGACGCCTGTCGTCTGGCAGGAGCCGAGCAGCAGACCTGCAGCGATGGCAATGGCAAGCCGAACGATCATGAGCAGGTCCCCGTTGCCTGATCCCATTTGCGGCCGGACTCGCGGCAGGTCTTGAAGACGCTGCGGGCCGCAGTGGCGCGCTCCACAGCCTTGGCGTCAGCCGCAGCAATGTCGGATATCGCCCGATCGTACCCGCTGCGGTAGACCTTGTGATGCCAGATGCCGTATGCGCCCAGCAGCGTCACGGCCAGGCTGCCGATGATGATCAGCTTGGTGATGAGGCCGGCACCGCCGAATAGCGAAAAGAGAGTGCCGATCATAGCCGTTCCCCGCTCTGCACCGATTGCGTGATCTTGTTGACGCCAGACCGCGAGTTGAGCGCGATCCAGAGCAGCGCCCCACCGCCCGCGAGAAGCCAGACCACCGTCGGAACCTTGCCGAGATATTCAGTGGCGGTGCTGATGATGCCGCTGTCGCTGTTGTCGGTGTACCAATCCCACGCCTGTTTCACGTAGTCGCTGACCTGGGTCCAGATCGCCGTGAAGAACGTGACGATCGATCCCCACAAAGCGATGAAGAAGTTCTGCTTCACCGGCACAACTTCCGGCGCCACCTTGGCGACCGTGGCCGCGTCGCCGCTCTTGCGGGCGGCGGAGACCGGACGGGTGAATGGCGGGCTCTCGCTTTCGGCGCGGCCGAGTTCGGCCTTGATCTCCTCGCGCACGTCGTTGAATGCATCGAGCGATGCCGGCACCGGGATGTGCCCACCGCGATCGTTGATGAACCCGCCGAGCGCTCCGGACGTGCCACCGCCCCACCGCCCGTCGAGAACGCCGGGATTGTAGTTCATCGCCTTGAGGCGCTTCTGGACCGAATAGACTTCCGGGTCGCCTTTCACGTCGGCGTCGACAACCACGGGGTCGACCGCCGGCGCGGAATGATGCTCAAACTCGTCCGCGGGCGCATCGGTCTCCGGGTGCGAGGTGAAGGTATGCGCAATGCCGAACAAGGGGCGCGGAGACTTTGGCTTGCGGCCGCCATTGTCGACAAACTCAAAGTGCATCCAGTCCGGACGGCCGGTGTACCAGCCGCCCCACATCGCGCCTTGCCGACAGAAGGCGTCGACCACGAACTGCGGCATGGTGCCCTTCTTGACGCCGAGGGCATTCTCGCCGGCGTTCAGATCGATCGCTGCGGCATAGGCGTGGTTCGACCACTTGCTCGATGAGCCGCGCACCATGCGGTGATTGTAGGCGCCGGCGTAATTGGAGACGCCAGCCGCGTCGACCTTCTTCTGATCGTGCTGGCAGTAGTCCCAGATTTCATTGAGTGCGGCGAGCAGCGCGGGCGCGGCCTTGCGGTGAAACTGGATCGCCTTGATCTTGCGGCCCTCGTAATACATCGCGAACGGCGGAACCACCGGCACCATCTGCGCCGCGATCTGTCCCTTGCCCGGATCGCCGTAGAAGGCGTTGCGCGCGGTCTGATTGTCCTTCGGCCAGGTTGGCATCATTGTCCCCTAGAACTGCGCAAAGCATTGAGCGTTGGCCGGCTCGGCGGCCATCGCCTCGGCGAAGGCGTGCCCCGCTGCCCCCCAATGCCCGAGAAGATCTACCGTGATATAGAGTGCGTCCTGCTCGGCCGCGGACAGCGCGTTGACCCGTGTATAGATGTCCATGTATTCGCAGCCGGTCTCGTCGGCGATCTGTTCGAGGATCGCCAGATAGGCCGGGGAGTGCGCCAGGTATGGCTCATATCGGATCGGCGGCGGCGATAGCAGGGTAACGCGGGCGCGCGAGTCCTGCGCCTGCTGGACCATCGACTTCAGGTTTGCCTTGGTGGAGTTGGTCCCGGTCAGCGGAATGCCGGCGCCGGTCCACGTCAGCGCGGGATATACGCCGCTGATATTCGTGGTCTGATCGTTGGTGAAACCCATGATCGAAACGGCGCCGGCGTGGTGCGCCAGCACGTCGGTCGAGAACCGCGCCAGCATCTGCGCCGTCGTGTTGCCGGAGATGCCAGCATTCCAGAAATTTCCGTAGCCGCGGGCGCGTGCAATGCGCGCCACGTAGGTCTGGGACAGCAGCGCGCCGCCGAATGCCGCTTGGAACGTTCGCTCCGCGGTGAGGCTGTCGCCCATCGCGACGAGGTTTTTTTCGTTCAAGACGGAGAATTGAAAACTCATCGGCCGCGCCCGTCGATCCAGCCGTTGGTGAAGATGCGCGCCAGGGTCATGGAGGTGCTGTTGACGAGCGTGTATCGAAGCTGGCCGGCGGTATTCGTTACGAAGTTCGTGGTCTGCCCGACGGCAAATTCGGAAGCCACGGCCGTCCGCGTGATCGGAACATTCGCGTTAAGGAGATCGCCATCATCAAGCAATTGGATACCGCTACCTGCTGCGTTCTGCTGCTGATCCACCGTCAGGATCGGCATTACCTTGATCCCGTTGGGCACACCCGTGAGCGTGATCAGGATGTCGGTGACGACAGTCGTGGCATTCCGATCCACAATAGGCGTGGACAGTTTGAACGTGTCGCCGAACTGCCGGAACGCCAGGATCGTGCCGCCGGCGCGGATGATCGAGCCGATGCGGCGGAAATAAACCCAGTCCGCCGATGGCATGGTCGGCGCCGATGGCGATAGCGAAAACAGCACGTCCACCGCGCCACTGTCCGGGCGCTGGATCACGAAAACATGGTAGGTCCCGTTGCCGACCGCGCCGGTGTCAAGCCCGCCGTTTCCGGTGCCGGCCACCCAGTTCACATCGGTCCGCTTCGTGAAGCCGGACGCCAGGATGATGGTGATCGCGTTGGTGCTGTCGGTAGCCTCGCCAGCGGCAATATCGATGTCGTTGGTCAGGTCGCTGGCGTTGTTCGACAGCGACATGCCATAGATGCCGCCGCTCGATTGGGACAGGCCGAGCAGCGTGCGAGCCGCAGATAGCGTGGCCGCAGCGACAACGGGCTGCATCGCCACAGACACGGGAGAGTTTGAAGGCTGCATCGGCGTCGGCGCTCCACTCGCATCAAAGCCGAGCATTTGCAGGGCGCGGTCGGCCGCCAGTGGCAGCGTCAGGGAAACGTCCGGGTCAGCATCGGCGAGGCGCAACGAGCGCGCTACGCCATTGACGAACTGCTGGAGGATCGCGATCAGCTTGGAAAACTGGATGTTTATGGCCGGGATATCGAGCGGGCCGGACGGCGGGATGTGCGTGGTCTGCTCGACCGGAACATCGCGGACGATCACGATGGAGTCGCCGACGGTGGCGCCCGTCAGCAGCGTCACTGCCCCGCCGCTCTCATCCTCTGCGCCGGTCACCGTGTAGTCGGTATCGAGCGTCAGCAGCACGGCGTTCTGGTAGACGAGCAGATTGCTATTCTCGAAAAACACGAAGGGCACCGCAAACAGGGTCTGCGAAGTCGTCGCCGTGTAGGCGATGCGGGGGGTGATGTCGCTGACGTCTAACCATTCGTCGCTCATGCCGCGGACGATGGGCCGGGGCGTGACTTATGGGCAACGCACGGCTAGGGCGAGACCACGGCCCCGAGGTTGGGGCCACGCGCCGGCGCATTGTCGCCAGGCTGCCACCAGTAGGCTTGGCCGGTTTCCTCCTTCAGCCTCTGCTCCATGCGCCGGAACGAGCCACGGTAATCTGGATCGACGAGCTGCTGGATGTTGTCGAACAACAACCGATCGACCGCTAGGCGCGTATAGAACGTGCCTGGCACGTACCGCCTTCCCACGCGCACCAGTTCGGTCCCGAAATTGGAATCCTTGCCCTCGTACAGCTTCCTGATCTGCGAGGACGACAGCTTGGTCACATCCTCGATAATGCCCCCGATCGGGCCCGCGACCTCGGCCTGCCACGACCGTCCGCTCTTGGTGAAGGCGGAATTGATGACGTCGCCATAGACGCCGAGCCCGCCGCCCTGCGCCATCGCCGACACCCAGAATTTCGGCGTGTCCATCGCCTGCGGATCCTTGCCGTAAAACAGGTTCTTGGCCTGGATTGCGGCCGCGCCGACCATGAAATGGGTCAGCATGAACGGCAGGCCGACCCTCGCCATCTCGCCCCATGTCTCCTGCGAGAAGATGCGCATCATGTGGGTGGCGGCCATCGAGATCGTGAATGACTTGAACATGCCGACCGAGCGGTGCATTTCGCCGGCAAAGGTGCCTTGGGCATGCCCGCCGGTGGTCAGCGCGCGCGAGCGGCTGTCCGGCTCCAGCACCGCGAACCGCCGCTCCTGGTTGATGCCGGTCCGCAGCTTCTCCCCGAGGCGCTGGTCGCCGATCGCGCTGGTGTCGAGGAACTTGGTTCCATTGGTCTCCAGCAGCGGCGCGGTCCGGATGGTGTCCCATTCGGCCGGGCTGATCTGGTAGCGCTCAAGGAAGTTGGCCAGCGGCCTGTTGACGCCCTGGAGTTCGGCAAACGGCAGATGGACGTGATCGGCGAGGTGCCCGGTGAACTCCATCGAGAACACCCGCTTCATCATCTCGGTCCATGCCTGCAGCCCCTGCGCCCGCACCACGGTGGTCGCCAGGAACCGGAGCTGAGCCGGGCCCGCGACCTGATCCTGAAAGAAACGATAGCCGTGACTGAAGTCCATGGCGCTGTGCGCGGTCAGGTGCAGCCGCGCGGCGAGGTTCTTGGACTCGGCGCCTGATCGCTGGATGTCGGCGATCACCCCGGAGATCAGCCGGCCCACCGGCATGCCGTTGAAATTGGCTGCGAGGCCCGCTGTGACGCTGTCCCCGGGGATGGCTGACAGGATAGCCCCCTTGAGCTGCGCCGCTGTGCTGATGCTCCGCAGCCCGCCGAGGATGCCAGCCATGACCGGACCGTCCACTACGTTCGCGGACCCGTTCTGCACGGCGTAGGTCTTTTCGACCATCTTGGCGCTCTCCAGAAGCCGGACCGGATTGAGCCGCTGGGCTGTGGATAACTGCGCTTCTGCGGCCTTCAGGCGGGGCAAAACGGCCGAAATGATCGCTCGGTGGTTCGGACCGATGACCTCGGCCATGGCGATCTCGGACGCCATCTTCTGCATATGTCCGGTCAGTAAGTTCATGACGCCATCGCCGACGCCGTACTTTCCCTGCAGCTTTAGCCATGCCTCGGCGCCAGCGGACCCGTCGGCGAACTCAAACGTGCGCTGGGTAGGCGAGAAAGTTCCCACCCCTCCGCCGCTCCCGGTGATGTCGGCATAGGCGCGCTTCAGGATGAAATCGTACTGGTCTCGGGTGGCCGGCAGGTTCGTCCGCGTATCCCAGAGACGAGAGATGCCGCCGCTATCGACCTCGGCCATAAAATCGGAAACGAAGTCCGTGCCATCCTTGCCACCGGCTTTCCTGACCTGTTCGCTATTCCATGGCTGCGGCACCCGCCAGTTTTCGTTTGGCTCAAAGTTCTTGCCAGCCGCTCGTGCCCGATCCTCCCCGTAAACCTTGACGTCACCAAACGACTTTGCGGCACCAGCAGCCAGATTGTCGCCGGTCGAGACCCCGAACACCTCGCGGATGATGTTCTTGGCGGAATCGATCTGGGCCTTGGAGGCACCCAGCAGGCCCGGCGCGTACTTCTCCATGCTCTCCCCGAACTTGGCGGAAAGCTGGTTCCAGATGTCGTCCCTCACGGCGTCGACGTTCCGGGTGCCGCGGCTGCGCAGGGATTGCGAAAGCTGGTCGAGCACGCCGGCGATCGGGCCGTCCGGATGTTCGATCATGGTCCGCTCGAAATTGGCGAAGGCGATGGCCTGCTTGGCAACGTCGTTCTTCATCCGCTTGGCACCGGCCTCCATGGAGCGCGCGGTCGCTAGCGCGGCGGCAGCGTCCGCCTCGGCCGGGCCCATGTTCTTCTGGAACTCGCCCTTGGATCGCTCGTACAGCGCCAGCGCTTCGTCACCGAGCGCCTTGGTGATCTTGCCGGTCTCGATCAGGTTGGTGACGCATTTCAGGACGCTCAATGCCGCACTCCATGCTTGACGGAGAAATCGCCAATCTCGCACCAGCCGTTAGGGTTCTGGAAATTCTTGACCAACACGTCGCCCGGGTTGAGTTCGATTCCGAGCACCCAGATACGACCGCCAATGCAGTTGCCGGGATCTATGCCGCACGCGAATGCGACCACGGCGTTACCAGATTCCGGCGTTCCATCGTAAAGAATTTCGGAGATCATGCCGGACATGGTTCCTGCTTTGGTTTGGGCAGTGGGGTCGCGTAGAGATCAATCACGCGATCTGATCCAGATGGCTTCGATGGCGGAAAGCTTTTCGGGAATGGGATTTTCATGCTGCCTCGCTCGGATACGGGCCCACGCAGCCCTCGATCTCCTTCGCCGCCGCCAGCCGACTGTCCGCCTCGTTGATCACGCTCTCGATCTTGCGGGTGGTCGACACGGTGCGGCCGTCGGCGTCGACGGTGACCCCGGTCGGAACCTCAAGGTCCGGGCGCTCCAGCATCAGCTTGTCCAGATCGCGGGAGATCGTCTCCTCCATGTCGGGATTGACCCGGGCCTCCTCGATCTTGGCGGGCGTGAGTTCGTCGCGCAGCGAAGCGACAGCGTCCGGGGATGCCTTGTCGGCGGCGGACTTCACGGGCTTATCCACAGCCGGCAGCGTATCGGCGATGGTCTGCGGCCGCACGAACACCTCGTCGAGCAGCGCGCGGGCCTTGTCCGGGTCGTTCAACTGCGCCACGCGGGCGGCGATCTTGGCGGCATCCTCGGCCGGCATGTCGTGCCCAGCCATGCGGGCAATGTCCTGCACACCCTTGGTCAGATCGGCGGCGCTCAGTTCGGCTTGGGCCTGAAGCGATGTCCTTTCAAACGGAAGCTGAAGCTGGGGGGCACTCTTTTGTCCGGCGTTTTCCTTGAGCCAATCATCGATCTGTTTTGCGGCAGCCTCTGCTTTCGGCCGCAGTTCCGCGCGCATTTTGGCTACGATTTCGTCGTCTAGGAGGTCGCCAGCCTCCTGAATCCCCTTGCCTAAACCGATCACATCAAATCCGGCCTGCTTGATCTCGGCTGGCATTCTGTCAATCAGCGCCTGCGCCTCTGCGGACGGTACGAATTCCCCACGCTCGTCATTGAAATACTGGTGGATTTCCGCTCGAATTTTTGGCTCGTCCACAGCTCGCACGGCTGCCGCTGCCGAGTTCGATGCGTCTCGGGCAGCGATCACGGGCTCGACCGCAGCATCTCGGGCGGCGAATTGCTCGGCTGGCACAATGCTGTCCACATCCACCGGCCGACCGTTCGCGAGGTCGTCGATCGCCTTGTTGAGCGCGGTGCGGTGCGCGGCCTCGCCTTCGACCCCCGGCATGGGGTTCGTGCTCGCAATCTGCGCCTCGCTCTCGACCACGTTGCCGGCGTCGCGGATGGTGCGCGGCCAGTTTCCGGTCTTGGCCTTGGTCCACAGGTTCGAAAGCCCCTTGAGCCCGCCGCCAAGCACCCCGCCCGCCAGCCCGGCCTCGGCGATGTTCTGCAGGGGCTCGCCGCTGGTCGCATAGCCGGGCTGGATGCGCTCCATCGCCGGAGCGTTGAGCACTTCGATGGCGGTCTGCGAGCCGGCGCCGATCGCGCCCCAGGCCAGCGCGGTCCCGAGGATGCCGAGCGATTCCGGGGCAGCCAGCGGGAAGGCCACCATGTTGACGGGATCGGTGACGGCGGCACCTGCGGTGCCGAGCATCGCGCCTATCGTGCCACCGGTGGTGCGCTCTCGGCGGTCCAGCGCCTGGCTATCAGCCAACTGTCGCACGCCGATCTCGTCGGCGCGTCGCTGGATTTCCTCGTCGGTCAGTTCCGAGACGTCGAGGTCAGGCCGCGCGGCCTTGAGCGTGCGGACCCGGGCGTTCATCTCCTCGATGGTCGCGGTCTCGGCCAGTTGCAGCGGCTCGCCGGCTTTGGCCTGAACCTCGTCCATGTAGTCCGACAACGCGCGCGACTTGCGCAAATTGCCGGAGATCGACTGGCTGACCAGCCGGCCCTTGGCGAAGGCGTCATCGAAATTGTCCGAGAAGGTGGACGGCAGCTCGGGCGCGGAGACCCGGCCCGCATAGCCCACGGCGTCGTCGATATTGCTCGAGAACAGGTCGAGGCTCATGGCATCGCCTGCGACAGCGAGAACGGATCGGGCGCCGCCGTGCTCGGCGCGATCGGGCGCAGGTCGAGGATGAACGGCCGCAGCCGGTTCGCCACGTTGGCGCCGACGTCACGGAATGCGTAGATCGGTCGCTCCGGATCGCGTCCCAGCCGCACCAGATAGCGGCCGTCCGACAGGCTCTCCAGTTGGGCATTGTTCCTGACATACTCGGCGGTGATCGGCGTGCCGTTCTGGGTCTGCACGCCCTGCAGATCGCCGTCGGTCAGGCCAGCCATCTTGGCGTCAAAGCCGCGCTGGTTCATGCCGCGGATCGGCGCGACCAGGCTGCCGCCATTGTGCTTGACGATTCCGCCGGTGACATCGTTCACCGCGCGCTGGAAGATGGCGTCGCCGAACTTGCCGTCAAAGTTCGGGTTGGTGGCTGACAGGTCGGCGACGCGTGCGATGACGGCTCCGCGGATCACGGCATAGGCGCCCTGCGGGTCGGTGCGCGCCGCCAGCGTGAACGCCCCGGCCGGCATGTATTTGTCGATGGCCGCGTTCGTGTCGTCCTTGTTGCCGTCCTTCATCGGGTTGAAGGCGTCCTTCAGCTTCAGCGCACCCTGCCCGCGGATTATGCTTTCGCCGATGGCCGGGTCCATCCCGGTCAAGGCGCCGGCATAGGCTTCGACCATGTTGCTGACGCCGTTCTTGCCGAGGCTCGCCAGCGTCGCCGCCCGGGTCGCGCCCGAGGTCGAGGCGACGATGTCGCCATAGATGCGGGCCTTCACGGCGGGATCGGCGGCGTCCAGCGCGGCGCGGACCTGCCCGGCCTGGGCGGTGGTCAGCGCGGGCATCGGGGCGGTCTCGAAGGTGCGCGTGCCGGTGGCGGCCCACTGCGCGTTCGCGGCGAGGCCAGCCCGGAAGGCGGCGGGATTGCCGACGTCAAGCGGGGCCGGTGGCGGCATCCCGGCGGTTTCGGCCAGAGCACCGATGGTGTGGTTGAGCGGGTCGTCGGCCAGCGCCTTCGCCGTCCGGTCGCGGGTCTCGACCGCGATCTCGAGCCGGCGCGCGTCTGACGTGCTCAGGCCCTCCGTGACGGCCTTTTGCTGCAACTGCGAGACGACGGCGGTTTCCTGCGGCTCCGGCGCGCGGCCGAACTGCCGGCGGAACTGATATTCGGCGGCCGCCTTCGCAACCTTCTCCAGCACCTCCGGCGTGTTCGTGGCCGATGCCGCGGTCAAGAGGTCGTTGATCCGTTGTTCGGTCGGCAGCATCGGATTGGACTTGTCGCCCATCCCGGCAATGATGGCGTCGGCATCATCGCTGACCCGCTTCGCCACCAGCGTGTTCGCCTTGCCGATGAAGGTGGTGTCGCTGACCGTTGCCGGGACCGTGCCGCCGGCGAGCCGCGTCGCCTGCCCCACCCGGTTCGAATAGCCGTGCGCCTTGGTCGGGTCGTTCGGGTCATAGCCCTGCGGCCGCTCGAAATGGATGAAGGCGGCGGCGGCCTGCTCCGGCGTGGTGGCCGCGCGCACGGCGGCACCGGCCTTGCCCTCGGTGGTCTGCAGTTCCTGGTTGATGAATTCAAGCTGGGTCTGGAAGTCGTTGACCGGCTTGCCGCGCGCGGCCGCGAACGCCTTCATGGCGTCCAGCCGCTCCAGCCGGTGGCCGGCAATGCCGAGCCCGGTTCCCTGATCGTGCACCGCGTTCGGGTTGAGCCCGCTTTCATGGATCAGGTTGCCGACGATGCCCTGCGCCTGTGCCGGCGACCACCCCTGCGAGACGAAGTAATCCACGGCCGTCTTGGCGGCCTGCGGCGGCGAGTTGAACCCGCGCTCGGTCTTGTAGCGGTCGATCCACGCCGCGGATTCGGCCAGCGGCGCGCGGGAGAGGAAGTTCATGTCCTGCGAGTGCTGGAGGTCGGCAAGGAAAGATGCCGCCTGCGCCTGGCCGCCGAACCGCTTGTAGCGGTCGATCGTCTCGTCGATCCGGGTCTGCGGGATCGGGATGCCGCCCTTCTTGGCTGACAGCAGCGACTGCGCCTCCAGATCGACTTCCGAAAGGTTGTGTCGGCGCTCGGCATCCCACGCATGGACGTCGGCGCGCAGCCGGGAGCCCAGCGTCAGCCGCTGCTCGGGCGACAGCTTCAGGCTCTCGTTGCGGGTGATGTCGTCGATATGCTTGGTCGCGGCCAGCGGCCCTTCAGCCTCGAACGTCGACTTGATGCCGGTGCGCGCTGCATAAACGGTGGCGGTCGATTCCAGATTAGCCACGCGCTGATCGGCCACCTCGGGCACGATGAAGCCGCTGGTGACGCCGGTCGCCACCACGTTGCGGTATTTCTCGATCTTGACCTGACCCTCGGGGGTGTTGAGCGTGCCGGCCATCGCGGCGCCCTGCACGTCGTTCGCCGCCATGTCCTCCAGCGTGGTCCAGCTTTTCTTGCTGTCGGCTTCGGTCTTGACCCGGGTCTCGTTGAGGATCGACGAGAACGCCGAGTTGCCGCTCGAACCCAGCGTCGCGCGAACATGATTGACGGCATACGGCTGGACCGCCGCCAGCTTTCCCTCGGCATAGCCGCTCCAGGCCGCGTCGAACCCTTTCGGGTCGTTCGCAAACTGGTTGCGCATCTCGATCTGCTTGCGCTGGATCTCGACATCCTGATCGGAGAAATAGCCGACCTGCGCCTTGTGTTCGGCCACCTTGAGATAGTCGCCGCCAGCTTTCGCCAGATGCTCGCCCGCCTGCGCGATCTGCGACCACGAATTCGCGTTGAACAGCGAGTCGCCGCTGACGCCGCCCGGCGCCTGCGTGAGGACCGGAGCGCCGTTGAGGGCTGGCAGGCCTGTGCCGGATGCCATCAGTAAAGCCCACCCGTTCCGGTTAGTGAGAGGCCCGTTCCGCGCGATGCCGGAGTGCCATATTTGAAGGCGGCGCTGGCGACAGTCCCGGCGGCGCCGAGGTTGGCGGCGAGCAGCGAGGACGATGCCTTGCGCTCGGACAGATAAGATGCACGGGTAGCCAGATCGGCCTTGGCGGCATAGTTTGCCTTCGAGGCGGCGATGTCATCCTCCGACCGGCTGACGGTGGAATCGAAAATCGCCATCGCAGTCGGCGACCCGGAGCCGACGCCGCGGCCGGACCGGATCGCCTGGATGGTTTCAAGGTTCGACGTCAGATCGCGGCGGCGCGCGGTCTCGTCCTGCAGGGCCGCGGTCTTGGCGGCTTCCGCCTGCTGTTTGTACTGCTGGGCTTCGAACTCGGCCGCAGCCGCCTTCTCGCCTCCGGCCACGAGTTGGCTGCCGGCGGACGCCGCGGTGCCTCCGACCAGCGCCATAAGTGCAAGGGGTTCAAGACCTGACATTTAATAGGCCACCACGGTTCGGATTGCGAGGATATCGAGCGGGAGCGGATCGGCCTGCGTAATCGTGATCGTCGGCTCGCGCTCCCAGCCCATGAACTGGAATCGTTGCGGACCGTTCTTCAGCGGTGGCGGCTCGGAAACATCGTCCGTCAGTTGATAGGCCGACAGCGTATAGCCGTTCGCGCTGAAGCGCGCCGAGCCAAGCACATGCACATAGCACTCCAGGATCCGCATCAGGTCGCCGGCCATCGGGCCTTCCGGTCCGGCAATCACCGGCGGCAGGGTCTGCGTCACCGAGGTGTAGTACAGACCGACGGTGAACGGACCGTCCGGCACGGTGCGCACGGTGATTGGATATTCGCCGAGGTGATAATCCGGCGTGACGACGTTGACCGTGGTGTCGCCATAGCGCGCCAGCACCGCAGCATCCATGTCGGGCTTGGTGCTGTATTGCGTGGCGGCATCCAGCGTGATGTCCTGATCGAACAGCTCGAGGATGTACGTCGTGGTGCCGTCGATGGTGCGCGCCACCGCGGCATAGAGATCGCCGGCGATCGAGGCCACCGAGAGATACGTTCCCTCCGTCGTCCATTTGGTGAAGTTGCGGATCTTCTGCACCTCGACCAGTTGCAGCAGCACCAGCGTGCCATCCGAGTTGCGGAACGCCGCATAGCGCTCCGGCGCGCCGCCGAAGTTGCTGGTGACCGCGACCCGGTCCGGCGTCTCGATCAAATGCGGCGACAGCAGCGAGACCTCGTCGGCATCCCATGACGCCGTCGTATTGCCGGTCTGCCGGGCCTTGATGATCAGTGATCCCGACACCATCACCGCACCGCTGTCGAACGCCTGCACCTGGGCGGTGGCGTTGATCGGCCACGGCGAGCCGAACGGCAGGAACGAGATCGAGGAGGCCCGGAACGGATTGTTCTGCCCCTCCGGCACGTAATAGGGCCCGCGGTCGGTCAGCACCAGAAGCTGCTCGGCCGAGGAGAACTGCAGGATCTTCGAGGCACCAGCGTCGCCGATCGACTCGATGATGGCGTCCGCATCGCCGCCGGTGCCGACGTTGAAGTTGTAGAGGTCATTGATGGCCGAGGCGATCATATAGTCCGGCGCCGCCGGGTGGCCGCCGAACAACAGCCGGTTGCGGTGCAGTTCGATGCAGGCCGGATAGCCGTAGATGCCGAACAATTGCTCGTCCCAGTCGGTGGTCGCCGCCGGCGCATCGGTGGCAACGGCCGAGACCGCGGTCGTGCTGTTCGGACCGATGATGTTCTCGACGGTGAAATTGATCAGTCCCTCGATGATGATGACGGTGATATGCGTGGCATCCCCAATGGCGACGATCAGCCCCTTGGCCGTCGACGTCACGCCCTCGATCACCTCGCCGGTCGCAAAGCCGGCCGAACCCGTGACGGTCAGGGTCTGCGTGCTCGGCAGAAACTCGATGACCGTGGCGGTGACGTGCGTGCTGTCGGTGAAGCCGGTGATCAGCATCGCCTTGGAGAGGTATCGGATATACTGCCCAACATGCGCGGCAACGAACACCGCGGCCGACGTCGTCAGCGTCACCGATCCGGTCTGTGCCGACGGCTGCAGCGTGATCGAATCCGAAACGACCTTCAGATACGGCTGCTCGGGGCGACCCGCATTCCCGATCGAGTAGCTGAAATTGGTCCGCGCCCAGGTGGCGGCGCCGGTACGCTCGATACGCTGCTGTATCATCGAGGTATGCGTCAGGAAGATCACGTTGCCGCGCTGGACCCAATCCATCTCCTTGTAGATCGTCCCGGTCCATGGCGCCCCGGTGATCGAGCCGGCCGCCGTCAGGTGCCCGGTGTCCACGTCGCGAACATAGGCATGCATCTCGCCGGCCGTAAACGACAGCACGTATTGCGTGGTCTGGTTGACGATGAAGTCGGTGATAACAGGGTCGGTGCCAAGCTCGGCCTCCCACCACGAGCCGGGCCGGCGCACATGGCCGCCGCCGATCAGCATCCGCCGGTTCAGCAGCGACTTGGCGCCGTTCTGGTATTGATCGGTGTCCTGCCGCATCGCGACCTCAGGCGCGAGATCGCCGGCCGAGAAGCTGGTTTGCAGGGATTTTTTCCGCGCCATGGCTCACCTCGGCCAGAGGTCGCGGCTCGGTGTCGTCAGCCCGCTGCGCGCGCGGAGGGTCGGCGACGTCATCGGATCGCGCGGGGTTTGCGACTGGCTGTCGCGGTTGCGGGCCTTGCCGAAGGAATCGTCCGCCGCCTCGTCACGGGCCTGGGCCTCGCGCGCGCGCTCGCCGACGCCGCGCAGGAACATCGCCTCCAGCCGCCGGATCATTCCCTCGCGGAACCAGGGCGGCCATCCCGATTCCGGCACCCGCCAGATGTAGTGCAGGATCACCTCGTCGGACTCGCCCGCATTGCACAGGATCTTGTCGCCGTGCACCTCGTAATTGATTGGCAGACCTACGACTTTGACCGTGCGGATTTCGACCATGTCGGGCGGCATCTGGTAGGCCGCGGTCCACGGCTCCGGCGGATCGCCGAGCACATCGGCGTCGATCCGGTTCAACTCCACGATCTTGGTGGCGCGCTTCCACGGGTAGAGCGCCAGTTCGGTCTTGACCAGTTCCTCGTAATTATTGAGGGCGATTTTGGAGACGGGATCGCCGCCGGCCGATAGCGCCGTGATCGGGTCGCTTCCGGTGCGCGTGCTGGCTGCGCTGATGACAGAAAAATCGGTAATTGCCATGGCCCACCGTGCGGCGGGCGGCAGTCTGGGGCCAACGCACGGCTATCCACGTAGCGGCTTGCGTGAGCATCTCATTTGTGCAATTGCAGATTGATTCAACTGCGGGTGGCCAACGATGAACACCATCACTGTGGCGGCGCGGGATATCCTGGCGCTCGTCTTTGGGCGGCATGACAGCCAGAAACTCAACACGAATTGGGATTATCACGAACCCCTCAGCGGCCCCGTCATGCGCAGATACGTCAATGGCCGGAGCGAGATACGGCCAATGACGATCGAAGAAGAGACCGAATATGTGAGAAGCCGCTGCGGCTGGTGATCAGTTGTAGTATTCGGTCACGATGATGATACCGGCGGCCCCAGCCTTTCCGGCCTGGCCGCTCGTGCCGGCCGCGCCAGCCGAGCCACCCGCGCCGATGGCATAATCATAGGTTGCCAATGGCTTCCCGATAATCGCCTCGAGGCTGCCGCCACCACCACCGCCGCCGCCAGTATTCCCCGCTCCGTTGAAATCGCCTCCGGCGCCGCCCGCCCCCGTATTGGCTGCGCCAGCCGTTGCGACGTTGCCGCCGCCAAACATGATCGTGCCGCCGCCCGCCTCGCCTGCCGTGTAATTGCCGGCTACCCCGGTCAGAACTCCGCCACCCTGGAGGCCATTGAAATTTGGGCTCCCCCCCGATGCCGTTCCGCCGGAACCGCCAGCGATAGTGCCGTTGCCCTTGACGCCGCCCGTTGCGCTCAACAGCGCAGTGCCGAATGTCGAACTGCCGCCATCTGTGCCGACGCCGCCGGAGGTTGTCGTTCCAGAGCCGCCACCGCCGCCGCCACCGCCTGCCATCTGAACGATGATGTAGAGGCAATTGGATGGTGTCGTGTAGGTGCCGGTGCTAGACGTAAAGACCTGCCGCGTCGGTACTTTGGGGCGCCGCTGTTTGGAGGATTTTCCTGTCAGTCGCGATGCCATCAGGTGATCCTATTGACAAATCCATTACAACTTAAAACATTCGCAGTCGCAGCAAACGCCCGCACCACGAGGCTGTTCGTCAGCGTAAGTCCCGGCACCACGAGGTAGAGGCCGTCCTCGGCCGGGATCGTGACCTCGATCAGATCGTCCGGCGCCGCGACGCCGCCGAACTCGATCGTCAGCTTGCGATCGACCGTGTCGCTGTTCACGCACCACAGCCAGATTTCGTCGATCGATGTGGCGTGCGCGGTGTGGATCAGTGTGCCGGCGGTCGCCGTGGCCACGACCTTGATGTTCTTGCCGGTGGTCCCGCCGGATAGTTGGATCTTGGTATAGGTGGCCATGACGGGTGCTCCTCAGGAGAAAATCTGGTTTGGAAGGATCAGCGATTCCGGCGTGATCGAGGCGGCAGACGCGGCGGCAGCAGCGGCAGATGCTGACGACGCGAACCGGTCTTTCTTGACGCGCTGTCCCAGCATCGCGTTGCCGGCGACGAGGTTGGCCGCGTCCTTGGCGATGGTGGCTTGCGCGGCCGTGGTCACGGCATCTGCGGCCGTCGAGACGGCGGAAGCCGCGGCGGAAACCTTCGAAGCCCGCGCCTGCTTCGTGTAATTTGCCGTCAGTGCTACGGCGCGCGTAGCCTGGTTCGCAAAGCTATCGGCCGCGAAGGTGACGCTCGAAACAAATGCACCGTTAGCCAAGCCCGCATAGATCGCCTTGAGCAGCGACATCGCCGACCACTCCGACGTGGTGTCGGTCGCGACAGGGTCCTCGGGGGCGCCGAGCGTGCGAAGCCAGTTCCTGAATTTCGGTACGAGTGCCATCAGAGCCCTGCCGATGAAAGGATGCCCTTCAGCAGGGCGATGGCGGAATACGTTCCAGTGCCGGTGGACGGCGCGTCGCTCTTTTCGCCGAGCGCGCGTTCCGGATCATGGAAGACTTTCCTGGACGTGTTCGTGATGCCAGCGCCGGAGCCGGCCGGCACGCCAAGCCCGGCACAGCAGCCCTTGAGCAAGGCGAACATGGAGTTCGTTGAATTGTTCGAGGTGGCGGCGGCATCGAGCGGAGAACCGACGCTCTCGAACCCGTCAATATAAGTGTCGGGAAGGCTGTTGATCCCGGTCGTCGCTGCAGATGGATAGGATTGCCAGGTGGTCATCTCAGCCCGCCGCTATCGCCACGATGTCGACGTACACCGCTGTCGCTATGGTCACGGCGAGCTTGTATGTTCCGGCAGGCAGCGAGACGGTGGCGTAGCCGTCGGCGGTGATCGCGGTCAGGCATGTCACATAGGTGGTGGCGTCAAACGCCAGCCGCTGCAGGGTGATATTGCCGCCGCCCCACGTCCCCTTCGCCGTGACGGCGTAAAGGCCACCCTTGAGACCAAAGGCGGCCGTCGTCGCCGAAATGTTGGAGAACGTCCGGGCCTCGTTGATGGAAGTGACGACCATATCCGTTCGATCCTGTTGAGGCCGAACGGCGCCTTCCGCTCGCGCCTTGTGGCTTATCGGCCGAAGTAGGCCAGCAGCATCAGTGGAAGTAGTGAGCCCTGAAACTGATGGACTGTTCCGTCACTCGTGGCAACAGGACCAAAATTGCTGGTTACGTCGCTTCCAGTGTCAATTCGAATGACATTCAAAAGACGATCACCAGCGAGAATTAGGTTTGTTGGACCAACCGTAATGAACTCTCCGGGCGCCGAGACGTTTCGGCCTTGAAATATTGCAACAGCAGTAACGTTCACATCGCTCTCCTAGAATGCTGGTGTAACCGTGACCTCGGGAGCACCCAGCGGCTCCCAGCGCATAATATGCATCCACGTCGAAGCAGTAGTGTCTGCCGTGCCGATCACCAGCTTCAGGACGCCGGCCGGGATGATGACGCTGCCGCCGGTCGACGTGGTAGGCCCTTGAAGGGCGACGCCATTCGCAGCGATGACCGGGGCCGTGTTGATCGTGGTGAAGTCGCAGTTCACGATGCCGCCCGGCGCCACCGAAGCCACCGAAGCCGACGCGGCCGTGATCGTGACGGCCGAGCCGAGCGTGCCGTCTGCTGACCATTGGATGGTCGAGGCCGCAGAATCGGCATCCACCACATTGACCGAAATTAGATCGGTGATGCGGATGAAGCCGCCGGCGATAGTGAACACCGTCATGCCGTTGGTGAGAAGGCCCGCGCCGGTCACGGAGACCTTCGTCGAACCCTGATAGGTCATGCCGATTTGAAAATCGCGGCCGTAGAAGGTCTTTGCGACCATGATCAGTCACCCTTCTTTTCGGTAGCCGGGTGGTGCAGCGCGCGCTTGTCCGCGGCGCTCTTGTTCGGGTCGGGTTTCGCCGCGGCCGGCTTGGCCGCCTCTTTTCCGTCCCGGGTTTCCTGCGCGGAGCGGCCCTCGTCGTCCAGGGCCTCCCACTTCGTGCCGGGGACGTCATCGCTTTGGAAGACGTCGCCGGGGGAGAGAAGCCGCGAGCCCACATAGAGCGACGCGAGAGCGCGATACTTGGCCATGTCAGTCCCTCAAATCAGAGCGCAGCTATCAGCTCACGCCGGTGGAGAAGCCGCCGCGGTAGGTGCGGTCGTCGAAGCGGTTGTTCGATATCCATGCCGTCACGTTGCCGCTCGTCATGTTCTCGGTGCCGATGGTGTAGCGGACGCCGAGATAGCGCTCATAAGCGCCGGACGGCAGCGGCACACCCTTGGCGATCCAGTAGCCGGCGACACCGACCACCGCCTCGGCGATCGAGCCGGAGGTCCAGTGCACGGTGGCCGAGGTGGCGAGGTTGGCGGTGGAGTCGCTCTCCAGCGTCACGGTCGTGGTGGCGGCCTCGCCGGCGGAATCCAGCGCGGTCGTGACCAGGATGTGGAGATAGAGCGGAGCGCCCGCGCCGATGTCGCGGATCAGGTTGGCGGTCGGAAGGCCGCCAAGCGGACCGAGGTCGATCACGTTGGTCGAGATCGCCGTCGCGGTGATGGCCTGATCGTTGGAGAAGGTGTTCTGGCGATCCATAAGCATCGATGTCGTCCTTCAAAAGGTTGGCGTTGAGAGCGAGGCTTCTTCGCCCCGCTCAGGTAACGCGCGCTTCCGTGTTGAGCAGTTGATCCAGCAGCCGGATCGGGTAGCCATCGAAGCTCAGCTTCGGGCGGCCCTCTTCGTTGCCGACGGTCAGATAGACGTTGTTCTTGGACATCGTCTGGATGCGCAGCATCGTCTTGACGGTGCGGTTGCCATAGATGCAGATGCGGCCGCCTTCGACCTTCTTGATCTTGTCGATGCCGATCGCGAGCAGCTTGAGGATGTCGGCGGCCGAGGCTTCGTCGACCAGGTTGGACTTGTCGATGTTCGCGATGCGGACGATCGAGCGCCAGTCGCGGACAACGAGACCCGCCTTCTGGGTGAACTTCTCTTCGTAGGCCGAGAACACGCCGGCGCTGCCATCTGGCGGGATCGCGTTGTTGTTGACGCCGAGATTTTCTCGGTTCACGCCGGCCGAACTGCCCTTCGGATAGGCGAAGAACACGGTGCGCGGGTGCCACTGCACGATCCAGATCGAGGTGTTGTCGGAGCCGGTGCCGCCGGCGTCGACGATGTTCTCGCCGGAGGCCGCAGTGGTGATCGCATTGAAGCGGCCGGAAAGTCCATTGAATTTCGCAGGGCTGGTCGAGACCGACCCGTAGAGCGAAGTAGCAACCAGCGCCTGGTTCATGCCTTCCAGAAAGCCGCCGGCCTCCAGAAGCCGGAACTGGTTGAGATCGGTCTCCATGTCGGCAAGGTCTTTGTCGACCACCGACCGCGCTTCCATCATGCCGAGCGGCTCGTCGACCTGGGCATAGCTGCCCTTGGTCGGCTGCACGCCCTGATAGTAGGCGCGCCATGTCGGTTCAGGCAGGCCGATTCGCATTGCGGTGCGGTGGAAGGTGCCGCCGTTGGCCTCCATCCACGTCGAATCCATGTACAGTTCGTTGTCCTGCGACAGCATGTCGACAACGTCGGTGACCATGCCGCCATCCGGCTCCTTGAGCTTGGCGACGTCCATCAGGGTGGGATTCGTTGCAGCAAGCGTTGCCATGATCAGCTAACCTTCTGAGCGGTTTCGGGATACCAGCGATCGGCCTGCCGGACCGGTGCCGGCGGGGGTGGGTTGCCGGGGTTGTGACCCGGGACGGAGCCGTTGGCCTTGGCCATGATCTTTTCGAGCGCGGTGACGGTCTCGGCGTCGGTCGCGTAGACACGGACCGCTTCGTATTCCTCGCCGGAAAGCTCGTTGCGGTCCTTCATGCCCTTGAGCCAGTTGCCGACGGCTTCCTTGCGGCCCTTGGCGTTGGCGCCGAGCTTGGCGTCGGCTTCGGCGATCCGGGTCTGCTCGGCGGCGTGCGCAGCGATCTGCTGCTGCGCATCGAGCGCGACCAGCTCGTTGACGGTGTCCTGGTCCCAGCCGCGCTTGAGCGCCATCTCGCGGATGACTGGCACGCGGGGGTCGTTGTCGTTGATCCTGAGATCCATGCCGTCCGGCACCTTGACGGTCTCCGGCAGCTTGATCTCGAATTTGATGTCCTCGGGCTTGCGCGCGGCGAGCGCGTTGCGCTTCTCGGTTTCTGCCTGGTGGAAGGCCGAGACCTCGGCGTAGTGCTGGCCGAACTCCGGCTTGATGCTGTTGGCCGTGGTGTCCCAATGCGCCTCCGGCAGCCACTCCGGACGCGAGACTGCCGGAGGGGTCGCAGGCGGTGTCGCCGGCGGAGAAGCCGGGGGCGCGGCAGGCGGAGCAGCAGGCGGTGGCGCAGCAGGATCGGTCATGTAGCCTTCGGTTTCTGGTTCGCCGCGAGACCTCGCTCGCAGGCCATCTCAAGTTCGCGCACAAAGTGCTGGTTATCGATCCGGGCCTGCAACGCACGGTCGGGAGACATCGGGTTAAACGGGCTGTCAAAATGCTTCTTCCGGAGCGCCGCGAGCAGCCGTTTCCCGCTGCCGGACGTGAAGACTTCCGCGCAGGCGGCGTCGAATTCATTGTCGGGTTTTGGTGCCGCCTGAGGCTGGCCGCGGGAAAGGTCGTTCCAGCTTGGCTCGCTCATTGTGGGATGCCGCCGCCGCTGATGGCGCCGAGGCCGGGGGGCGCGATGGCGCCAGGACGCCCGGCGCTGGAGTTCTCAAGCACGGGCAGGAATTTCTTAATCGCCTCCGCGATGTCGGTCTCGTTGCGGATCAGTTCCTTCTTGATGCCGAGAAGCCTGCCCTGCTCGTTGGCATATTTGACGAGGTCGATGATGATCATGCCGACCTGCGGACCGAACCGGGCCACGATCAGTTCAGCGAACTTGTCGTTGCGAACAACCTCCTCCTGCTCCTGCGCGCGGAGCAGCGGCGAGATCGGCTGTAGTGCGACGTCGACGCCTTCAAGCTGGACCTTCGGCAATTTGCCGCGCTGGCCTTCCAGATACGCAAAGCGGCGGAACAGCGGGTATTGCAGCTCGTGCACCAGCGTCGTCGCCGGCGTGCCCATGCGCCGCGCGCGCTCGGCGGCCTCGTCCGCCCATTGCGTCGCGCTCGGCGGGGTCTTGCCAATCTGTTCGGGGCGGTCCTGGTAATGCGCGCGGCGGATCATCGAGCGCAGTTCGTCGCGTTCGAACACTGTGAGATCGAGCCGCGCCTTGCTCTCGATCGGCTCCGGCGCCTTGCTGCCCACCGCGCGCGCGATCCACATCCCGGGCGTCACGCCGTTGTCGAGGTTCATCGTGCCGTCGTCCTCATAGGAGGTCGGCGGATCGACGTGCTTGTCGTAATTCTTCAGGTCGGTGTAGCGAACGTGGTTGAGCGTCTTGATCTCGGGCAGCACCCGGTAGGTCGGCCCGCAGCCCCAGGCCGTGGTCGAATCCCTGCCCCAGCGCGCCACGATGAACGGGCACGAGCCGGCGCCCTTGTATTCCTTGTGGTAGAGCTTCTTGCCGCTGGCCTCGACGCAGTATTCGTATTCCTCGTCGCCCTTCTCTTTCCAGTCCCGCCAGCAGCCGTCGGTGACGTCGTATTCGGGATCGGTGCCCTGCTGCGGTTCGGGGCCGAGCTCCGACAGATTGGCATCCGGCCACAGCGTCTTGATCTCGGAGCGGAAGATGCGGCGCTTGCGGAACACGCCGTCGACATAGCCGTAGGGCCCGCGGGTGATCAGCAATTCCGGCGACGGGATCGCCTCGCAATGATAGGGCTTGGCCGGGTCGATGTCGGTGACCAGCAGAGCCATCGTGCCGGGGCCGAGGTCCATATAGGCTTCCTGCAGCGACATATAGAGGTTCGAGGCCCCCATCGCGCCGAACACCACGCGCTGGTAGGCGGCCAGCTTGTCCGATATTTTGTTGGCGTCGCCGCTATCCAGCGTCTCGACCGGCTGCGCCGTCACCCAGTTGTTCTTCTGCGGGGTGAAGGTGTTGAGCATGTCGGCCGCAAAGTCCTCCAGCACCACGCCGGCGGTGCCGTCGAAGATCACGTCGATGTCGGGCGAGAAGGTGGTCTGGTCGAATTTGTGCCGCCACGGCATGGTGTAGCGGTAGCAGTCGGCAATGCGGGCCTGATGCTTGCTGCGGTCGGTCGTCGCGCGCTGCAGCAGCCGCTTCATCTCCTTCAGAACGGGATCGTCGAGCTCGGGCTGCGGCGCCGGCCGCATCGGTGTCGGGACGGTCGCCATCACGAGCTGCCCAGCAAGGAGGTGCCGGAACCGAACGAGCCGAGCAGCGAGCGGATGCCGTTGCGCCGGCCGCGCAGCAGCGTCTCCTGGGTCAGTTGCTCCTGCGTCGCGCGGGTGTTCGCGGCCTCGGCGCGGGCCTTCTCATCCTTCTGTTGCTGTGCAACCGCTGGATCTTGCGCCGGGACGTCAGGTTTGAACAAATCCGCCATGCGCGGAAGGTGGCGAAGATGTCGCTGCGTCGGCAACGCACGGCATCAGTACCGCCTCGGCGCCATGATCCTGCAGATGGCGCGCCAGCCCGCGCGGCGTCACGGCGAGGCTGCGGCAGCCGATCAGCGCCTTGATTGACCCGGTGCACCACCAGCCGAACGGCGTGGTCGTGCGGGATTGGCTGGCGACCACCCGCAGCACCAGCGGCCGCCCCAGGCGCCGGCGGTGGCGTTCGCGCACCAGGCGCCCGAGCCGCCGCAGCGACCGCCCGGCGACGTGCTCCATCGCGATGAAGTGCCGCCCGTTCAT